TTACTTTCGGTTGAGTAGCCTTAGCTTGCTCAGCCGCTTCTTTCCGCCCCTTTCGGCTCGTTGCCATTCATACTGGTTGAACTTATCCATCTGCTCAGATTTCAGCTGGTCCACGATACGGATGTAGGGCTTCATGGCCTTAAAGTCTGCATGGCCCGTCCACTTCATTACCACCTCGGCAGGAATCCCAAGGAACAGCGAGTTGACGATAAAGGTGCGCCGTCCGCAGTGGGTAGTGATGAGCTGCCACTTCTTAAAGACCTCTTCGATGCGCTGGTTTGATTTAAAGGTTACCACCTTAATCTTTTCGTTTAGGCCGACCGCCTTTGCCATCTCCTTAAGGGCGTCGTTCATTTTCTGATTGGAGATAACGGGAAGGGCGCGGTTTCCATCGAGAACCATGCTGCGGTACTTCTCGAGTATGGCCCTGCTGTACATGTTAAGCTCTATCTTAAGCCCGTCCACATCCTTTCGGGTGACGATTACTATATGGTCTGGTTTTACATCCTCCTTGGTAAGCTTATACACGTCGGAGTAGCGTAGAGAGGTGAAGCAGCAGAAGCAGAAAACATCGCGAACCCGGTCCAACTTTTCACTTTCGAACTCGAAGTTGTAAAGCATTATGAGCTCCTCCCATGTCAGGTGCAGCACTTCGTTGACATTCCCGCTTGTTCCTTTAAGCCTAGGGCGAAAGGTTTGGTGAACACTCCCGGAGTAGTAGCCCTCGCGGCTAGCCCATCGGATGAACCAAACAATAAGGTTGAGGTCTTTTTTTGTGGTGGTGTTTCGCATGTTTCGGGTGTTCAAGAAGTAGTCCATTAGCGAGGTCAGGTACTCGTTGGACAGCTTATCGAAGGTGATGCGGCTATCGAAAGCTTCAAGGTGTCTACGTATCGTATTGAACTTTATCAGCGTGTTTTCCGTCCAACTCTTGCTGATGGATTCGGTCTTAACGAACTTGTCGAACGCATCAAAGAAGGCGGTTGAGGATTCTGCCTCCCCGTCTGTTTTCCCTATGGCCTTGTTGAAGGCAAGGCGAAACTCCTCCTCAGTAGGATCTCTTCCGATAACCTCGTAGTTCCTAAAGATGTCAATGGTGGCCGAAGAGAATGCCGAAATTTTTTTATTGATAATGCTTGCTGGAGTTTTCTTCTTTCCGTGCGAGGTGTTGGCCTTGCAGGTTTGAGATGCGGTTACCCACTTATCTACGTCAACGCGGTAGCCAAGGGAGAAGGCCGATTGGCATTCCTTCCCCCATTTCACCCGATAGCGAACCTTAGCGTCTGGTTTTCCATTCTCCTTATCCAGAAGAAATATGGCGTAGTACTCAATCATGACCGCTTTTGTTTGTAAACATACCACCCCTTCCGGTAATGACCCATTCAGCGGATACGTTGTACTCGTTAGCCAGGTAGAAAATCCACTCTGGCTTAAGTACGGATGCATCGGGCTGCTTCTTTACCGTTATTAGGTTTCTTCGGTTGATGTCAAACTTATCTGTGAAGGTTTTTAACCCTCTAATCCTGCGCTGATTCTTAATCATATCGATTGCATCAAAAAAGCGCTTGGTTATGGCTACCCCTTCTGGGCTTATATTCATAGGCTTTGTATGCTGTTATTGATTAATACTACTTAATTGACATTGCCATGACTACTTTGTAGAACCCGAATACATCTTCGAGGCTTACCTCAAAGGGTGGGTAATTCGGGTTGTTGGATAGGCACATTACTTTGTCTTTTTCGAGCGTGGGCATGATCCTTCGGATAATAACTCCGTTACAGGTGTCAAGTGCATACACCTTACCCCACTCAATGAAGGCTTTGCTATTCACCAGTTTTACAAAAACCTGCGATCCTGCTGGGAGTTCAGGCGCGAGGTAGTCCCCGGCTACAGTTAGCGCAAACGTAACCCCTTTGATGGGCGATAGTATCCGTTCAAATTCTAAGTTCCCCATATTCCCTAAAAAATCATTAATTGATCCCCCTTGGCAGGAGATTGGTATTAAAGGTATTCGTACAATATCATGGTATGTAAATTGTTCAGGTTGCTGCTCTGAATTAATATGAAAAACTTCCTGTGATTTTTCCTTAAAAGCGTCTGTGTAAGGTACTCTTCCGTTGATCATGTCTGACAGGTACGAAGGATGAACCTCAAGTCGTTCAGCAACTTGGCTTTGTTTTAGCTTGTGAGTGACCTTAATTTGTGAGATCAAATCCTTAAGAGGCTCATTTGCAGAAGAGTTCATCTTTTAACACTTTAATATGAAATAATACATATAAAACGCGTTGTAATATGAAAAATATTCATATTACAACACAATAATAACAACAACAAGCGAAAGGTAGTAAAAAAGTGTTCGCTTGTCAAACACTTAATAAAATTTTTCGATGATGGAGAGGAATAGGGTAAACTTAAGAATGCACTACAGGTCGTTACAGGCTGGCAGACAAGAATTTCTAAGAAAGGTAGCCGACAGGTGCGACGTTTCTTTGAACGCCGTAAGAGGATGGGTAAACTTTGACAGCAAAACACAAAATCCAGAGAGGCTTAAGGTTCTTTCTGAGGAAACAGGCATAAGTGTTGACGACCTTTTCAATAAGGAGCTAGAGCATGAGTACGCTTAATGTAACCGAGGAAACTCCCGTTTGGCAGCTTACTGTTGGACAGTTCAAGGAGCTGATGCGCCCATTCTACGAAAGGAGTATAGAAAAGGAAAGTATCTCGGAAAATTCATCGGATAAAATTTTGGTTGGGATACAGGGATTAGCAAGCTACCTTGAGGTGTCAAGGGCAACCGCTCAGAACTACAAGAGCAGCGGTATTCTGGATGGCTCCTACACCCAAATAGGGCGCACCATCCGCTTCGATGCCGATCTGGTAGATGAAGCCATTAAAAAACATCGTAACAACATGTAAATAAGCAGTTAAAATATTGACAATTATAAATATAATAACTATATTTATAATTGAAATGTTTGAAAAACAAACACATTGTTGAATTTAATAGTTCATGAGTATGGAAATTAGAATTAAAAGCCTATCTCTAACCAACTTTAAGGGGGCGAGGGATGTAAAGGTAGAGTTTTCCGACGGTGAAACCATTATATCTGGTGACAACGGGACGGGCAAAACAACTGTTTTTGACGCTTTGACTTGGCTGCTGTTCGACAAGGATAGTAGCGGTTCTTCCAACTTTAACATCAAAACGCTTGACGAAAGCAACCGTGTTATCCCTAAGATAGAGCACGAGGTTGTAGGTGTTATCGTCGTTGAGGGTGAAATGGTAACGCTAAAAAAGATTCTTCGCGAGAAGTGGGTTAAGAGGAGCGGTAGCCTTACGCCAGAGCTTACAGGGAACGAGTCGCTGTACTTCTGCAATGATGTACCGCTCAAGCAGGGCGAGTACAAGTCAAAGGTTGACGCTATTCTCAAGGAGGACCTGTTTAAGATGATTACCTCTCCGTACTACTTCAACTCGTTGAAGTGGAACGAGAGAAGAGGCGTTCTAACGCAGATGGCGGGTAGTATTTCAGATTCTGAGATTGCATCGAACAAGCCAGAGTTTATGGAACTGCTTACCCTAATTGGCAATAAGTCATTCGAGGACTACAAGAAGGAACTTGCGGTTAAGAAGAAGAAACTCAACGAAGAGCTAAGGCTGATTCCTGCCAGAGTTGATGAGCAGAATAGGAGTAAACCTGCTCCTGTTGATTACGCAGAGCTGGAAAAGGAGTTATCCGATCTTAACGGACAGGTTGTGGCTATCGACGAGCAGATTGCAGACAGAAGCAAGCAGCTGGACAGCTTCTACAAAACGAAGGGAGAAAAGCAGCAGCAGCTAAGCAACTTGAACATTAGAAAAATCAAGTTGGAGCAGGATGCAAATTCTGAGGCTGTTAACCAGAATAGCCAAAACAGCAGGGCCACCGACCAAGCGAAAGTTGAAGTTCGGGATGCAGAGGCAAGGGCTACTCGTCTTGGCTCGGAGATAAAGAGGCATACAGATGATAGAGAGAGGACTTCAAAAAAGGCTCAGGAACTTGAATCGAGAATAGCCGACCTCAGAAAGCAGTGGACATCGGAAGATGAGAAAGTGCTAACGTGGAGTGATAGCGATTTTTCTTGCCCATGCTGTCACCGAGAATTTGAAGCAGACGACATTGAGGCCAAAAAGGCTGAAATGCTCGGAAACTTTAACGAGGCCAAGAGCCGTAAGCTAGATGAGATCAATAAGGCTGGGGTATCCGTTAAGAATGAGCTTGCCGATCTGAATAAGCGCATCCAAGAGCTATCCGATAGCATAACAACGCTAACAGTAGAGGAGCAGAATGAAATCGGGAAGATACAGCAGCTAAAAGTTTCCATTGATGCTCAAAGTGGCTCTATTAAGCAGGTTACCGCTTCCGAACTCCTTTCGGTAAACTCGGAATACGGACAGGTTGTTAAGGACATCGAAACGCTTAGAAGCGAAATTGACGCTATGCAGCCATCAACCGACACATCGGAGCTGAAGGCTAAAAAATCGGAACTTTCTGGGAAGTGCGAAGAGGTTAAGCGGAAAATATCCACCAAGTCGGTTTTGGAGAACGTAAACCGTAGGATTGAAGAACTCTACAAAGAGGAGCAAACCCTATCGCAGCAAATGGCAGATATCGAAAAGAGCGAATTCGCCATGACAGAGTTCACCAAGGCAAAAATTGACGCGGTGGAGGCCAGAATTAACGGAATGTTCTCGCTAGTTAAGTTTAAGATGTTCGAAACCCAGCTCAACGGCGGAGAGTCAGAAACTTGTGAATGTACCGTTAACGGAGTGCCATACTCTGATCTGAATACAGCCTCGAAGATCAACGCTGGTCTTGACATTATCAACGCACTTTGCAGCTACTACAACGTAAGCGCACCAATCTTTATTGATGGCCGCGAGTCGGTGAACTCCATACTACCAGTAAGGAGCCAGGTGGTTAACCTCATCGTATCTAAGGAACCTTTAAAAGTAACTCACATAAACTAAGTAAACATGGGATCAGATATAGCAAAGGTAGAACCAGCGCAAGGATTGCAATTCAATTTTTTCGATCCTGTTCAGTTTGAAACCATACAGAGAGTTTGCAAACTATTCGCTAGCTCAGATTTAGTGCCCGACATGTATAAAACCGATTTAACACCGGATAAAGATGGGAGACCTAAAAATCCAGAAAACAAGGCGATGGCAAACTGCATGATTGCTACTGAAATCGCTCAGAGAATAGGGGCTTCTCCTCTTATGATTATGCAGAATATGGTGCCAATATACGGAAAGCCTTCTTGGTCGAGCAAGTTTCTGGTGGCAACAGTTAATACGTGTGGTCGGTTTAACCCGTTACGCTTCAAGTTTATCAACAAGGGTAAACTCGGAAAGGTAGAATACACCGAGTACAACAAGGTATGGGTAAATGGAACTAACGCTAGTAAAGGTTACTATAAGAATGAGGCTAAAACTGTAACATTTGATGGCTCAAGCATCGATGATATAGAATGCGTAGCATGGACTACGGCTAGAGGTGCTGTTAGCGATGAGGCACTAGAATCTTCACCAGTATCAGTTAAAATGGCCGTTCAAGAAGGATGGTATACTAAGAATGGTTCAAAGTGGCCCAACATGACACAGCAGATGTTGATGTACCGAGCTGCTTCATTTTGGACTAGCGCATACGCCCCAGAGTTATCTATGGGGATGAAAACCGAGTATGAGATGATGGATATTACCGATGTTGAGTATGAGGATGTATCTGCAAGCGTAAAGGCCGAGATGGAAGAAAAGGCTAACAAGGAAACCATCACTATTACGAATAAAAGTGAAGAGCAGCCTCCTAAAGAGGAGAAGAAGGAGCCTGAGCAACCACAAGTAGGAGGTCAACGAAAAATGGGATTCTAGCTATGGAATACTCAAAAGGAAATTGGTCGGTAGGTAAATATGGGTCGGTTGTTACTGACAATGGAGAAGGATTCCTTACAACTACAGGGCATGATGAAACAGAATACTATGGAGGTTATTTAATTGCTGAAAGCATTTTAAAACCTGCAGATGCTCATCTTATAGCGGCGGCTCCTGATTTGTTGAGTGCGTTGGTGGATTTGACCTTGGTTAGCGATCTGTCAAGCCATCTTTTAGATCGGGCAGAGAAAGCAATAATGAAGGCAAGGGGTATTACCGATGTAGAATTTGAGGAAGATGAATCTTAAAGTTATCAGTTCTTCATCGTCTGGCAACTGCTACATTTTAGAGAATGAATCCGAGGCGCTTATACTTGAAGCTGGCGTATCGTCCAAAAGGGTCAAGATGGCCATCGGGTTCAATACCTCGAAGGTTGTAGGTTGCTTGGTAAGCCACGAGCACGGCGATCATGCAAAGTACGCTGGTGAGCTGGAAAAATCAGGAATAACGGTTTACGCATCCAAAGGAACCATTGAGGCCATTGGCTCTTCGCATAGAACAAGCGTTCTGACTGCAAAGAAAGCCCAAAAGATAGGCGGGTTTACGGTTGTTCCTTTCCCTATAGAGCATGATGTAAAGGAGCCTTTCGGCTACCTTATCCATCACAATGAGATGGGGAATGTGCTTTTTGCTACGGATACGTACTACCTAAAGTACAAGTTCGAAGGCTTAAACCATGTAATGATCGAGTGCAACTACGATGAAATTCTGCTTAAAAAGAACCTTTCATTAGGAGTTATCCATCCTTCTCTATTCAAGAGAACCTACAGGTCGCACATGAGCATAGAGAATTGCATAAGCACATTAAGGGCAAACGATACGAGCAAGGTACGCAAGATATTCCTGCTGCACATGTCGAGCAACAACTCCAACGAGGAGGATTTTGTAGAAAGGGTGAAATCTGCCACCGGCAAGCAAACATTTGCAGCCAAAAGCGGATTGGTGGAGTCGTTGGACTTAACTCCATTCTAACGGATAAAGGGAGTAAAAATGAACGCTGGAAGGAATAATGGAGAAGGTAAGGATAAGCAAGGAGAACGGCAAGCTGAGCGCAAGGGCGCTTCGTATAGCCATTGATAAGCTGGTAGACGGGGTATGGGAGATAACCATCAAGAAGGTTCGCGGAACAAGGTCGCTCGACCAGAACGGATACCTGTTTGGGGTGGTTTACCCGATGCTGCTGGATGGCCTTTTGGAGGCAGGATGGGAGCTAACCAACACGGAGGAGGTTCACGAGTTCTGCAAGCAGCTACTGCTTTCCCAGCAGCATGTCAACAAGCACACGGGGGAGGTTGTCAGCTACCCCAACTCTACGGCAAAAATGACTACGGTGGAGTTCTCCACCTACACGGATAAGATTCGGGAGTACGCTCTCGAGTACCTAGGATTGGAAATACCAGACCCTGATCCGTCGCTTAAGGCACGGTGATGGCGCTAAATAAAAACCATTTAATACCATTAAAGCAATGGAAAAAGTTTTGTTTCAAAATTGTTCAGATGAGGAACGGATTAAAAACCTTGAGGCTAACGCCGATTCAATCGAGGAAGTTGGCTACATGAGAGACTTTACCGCTGAAGAGTTGGAAGGATTTAAGGAAGAGCTAGCCGAAAGTTCGATTACGATTAACGACATCGAAGAGGAAAAGAAGATTATCATGGACGACTTTAAGAAAAAGAAGGAGCCCCATGTTTCGACGATCAAAACCAACCTCAAGCGGATCAAGGAAAAGTCTGAGTTTGTAAAGGAAGAGTGCTTCAAGTTTATCAACCATGTTGATAATGCCGTAGGGTACTACAACAGACAGGGCGAGCTTGTTTACTCAAGGCCAATAAGAGGTGAGGAGCGTCAGGGTAAGATTTTCCCCCTACGAACAGGAACTGCAAACTAACCAGAGTCATTAACCGTTTAACATTTTAAAGTTATGTCAACAGAAAGTGAAAAGAAGTTCAACATCAACATTCCAGAAGGAACGAGTAAGGTTGAAGTTGTAGTAAGAGAAGGTAGTGCTCCAAAGGCACTCGATCCTAAAGACCCCGAGAGGATAAACATTTTAGGTGTGCTAGATAGCCCTCTTAAATGGTTAGAGAAAAGGGTAGATGCTAAGAATGAAGAAGAGCTGCAGATCAATCAGCATCGCACAAATATCATCGTTGACCGCGATAAAATGACCATTACGCTAACGGTTGATGAGACAGATTACTACCAATCTACTATTGTCGGAAAGCTTGAATTCCATCCGAAATTTATCGAATTCGGAATCAACAACAGTAAGTGCTGGGAGCCAACCAAACTGGGGCAGTTCTTTAAGATGAACCGTGCGTTCTTCCCAGACAAGTCGAAGAACATGGAGCTGGTAACCGCGCTGAAGAACTTTAATGCAAAAGTTTCCCAGAACATTGACAAGGTAAAGAATGATAACGGCTCTTTCGCTGACAACTTCTCAGCCGAGGTTGAAGCCAATATTCCGGGTTCTTTCTCTGTTAAACTGCCAGTCTTTAAGGGAAATTCTGCCGAAGTTATGGAGGTTGAATTCTACGCAAGTGTAGATGGCCGCAATGTTGAGCTATCACTGGTTTCACCCGGTGCTAATGAGCTGGTTGAGGAGTATCGCGATAAGTGTATTGATGATGTACTAGATGGAATCAGAACAATTGCACCAAGTATTGTAATCATTGAGTGCTAGCCTAAAGATTGGGGTGCTACATTGTACCCCAACCTTTTAGTTTATCATATTAGAATGGAATTGAGTCCAGAGTTGGAACGCTTATTCGAAGAGCTAAGGATGGCCTTCGAGGAACAGGATAAAAAAGGGGTAAACCATGAAAAAACTAGAGATCACTCAGGAGGAGGCGAAAAGGATAGTCGAAAGCAGGCTATTCTTCAGGAACCTTAAGGTGGCTTTACGAAAGCTGGAGCTTATAAGGGCAGAAAAGGTGGTAAGGCGAAGCACCTACGACACGCTAATGCAGCTAGGCTTGCTTGAGCCGAACGCTTTTAGGCAGGAGTACGCCAACATCCTTTGCAAGAGGAGCGGTGTTTCTGCAAGGGAACGGCGATTTATTCAAAGCGTGGGCAATGCCGTATTCTATGAAACCAAGGCCAAAAGGCGAGTTTAAAAGGTTTGCGCCATGGATGAGAAGAATATGATCGGATACTTCCCTCACGACAGTAACGCAAGGGGAGATGAGAAGCTAATAGCACTAAGAATAAAGCATGATTGGGCTGGCTATGGTATTTACTGGGCTTTAATTGAAAAATTAAGGGATGCTTCTGGCTATAAGTTGGCCGCTAACTACGATGTTATTGCCTATGACCTTCGCGCCGACCAAGAACTTATAAGGAGCATTATATGCGATTTTGGGTTGTTTTGCTTTACTGATGATAAAAAGTTCTTCTTCTCTGAGTCTTTGTTGCATAGGATGTCAAAGAGGGATGAGAAGCTAAAAAAGATGTCGGAGGCAGGTAGGCGAGGCAACGAGAAAAGGTGGGGGGAGAAAAATAATACAAAAGATGGTAAAAGCGACCCAAACGATACCCACCCCATCACTACCCCATCACTACCCCATCACACCTCAATCACAAGTATAGTAGAGAAGAGTAGAGAAGAGGAAAGTAGAGAAGAGAAAAATAATACAAAAGATGGTAAAAGCGACCCAAATGATACCCACCCCATCACTACCCCATCACTACCCCATCACACCCCAATCACAAGTATAGTAGAGAAGAGTAGAGAAGAGGAAAGTAGAGAAGAGAAAAATGAAGATGTTGAAGAAATAAAAACTTCTACCTCTTCGGTAGAAGAAAATTCTACTACGCCAACACCGACACCATCGCCTGCTATTATCCATCCAGAATACAAGCCTAAAGCGCATCTGCCAACGGTAGACATCATGCGAGAAGTTTTAAAGGAGACAAGCGACGAACGCTACTGGATCAGTGCTGTGGCCACCCAGCACCACCTAAGCGAGAATCAGGTGAGGGATTTAGTATCGAAGTTCGTGGTACACCTAGCCTCAGACGGGGTAACTCAGAAGAGTATGGACGACTTCAAAAAGCACTTCAATGCTTGGATCAGGAAGAGGGCAGAGCTTAGTGAAACAGCCATCGGCTCGGAGATAAAACAAATAAACAATACAAGTCCTAGCAGCAGGGAGAAGATTGAGAAGATGAAGGAGCTGCGAAAGAATTTCAATTTTGGCTAAAGAGGCTCGATTTTAAGCTAAGCCGAATAATTCGATAGGAAGTGCGATAAAACTTAAGAAACTTAATCAGGAGCAGAAAAAATGGGTAATGCGGGTAAAAATAGCGATATAGTTCCAGCGAAAGGAAGCGGAGAGGTTATTCTGCTTAGGCCAACGGCAGCAGATGTAAAGTGCGCCAGCGACCTCATCGCGTCGATGATATCTAACCGCGACGTTATTCCCATCGTTGAGCCGATCCTTAGCCGGGAGATGTTCACAGAGGAGAAGCATCAGGCATGCTACGATACCATCATGAGCATCTACAGCAAAGGCGACAACGTAGATTTGGTATCAGTTACCTACGGGCTACAGGCTAAAGGGTTTGACGGGCAGGAGATGCTGAAATACCTAACCAAGCTGACGTTATACGCTGGCTCGGGCGTTTTCGCAGAACGATGGGCGATGCAGCTGGCGGACGGGTACATGCGGAGAGAGCTGAACAAACTTTCCGTGGAGATGGTGGGAAAAACGGCAGACCTGTCCAACGACACGGACGATCTGATCTGCTACCAGTCGGCGAGGGTGGAGGATATCATTTCACACGCGATGCTGGACGTGGAGGTTGCACCAATCGAGCAGGTTACTGATGAGTCCTTGAGGCTTACCAAGGAGCGAATCGAGGCGCGGCTAAAGGGTAAGCCTTCGGGTATGGAGACGGGGATTGAGGACTTGGATACGCTTTTAGGCGGGGTAAAGAAGAAGAAGCTGTACATCTTTGCAGGTCGCCCAGGCATGGGGAAAACGTCGGTGCTGATTGCCGCCGGAAAGAACGTTGCCAAGAGGGGGGGTAGGGTTATGATTTGCTCGCTGGAAATGACCAAGGAGGAGATCGCCGACAAGATGATCCTTTCCGAGTGTGACGTGGACTCGGAGCGGTACCGCGATGGGTTCCTCAACAAGCAGGAGCTACAGGAGCTAGAGCAGGCCAAGCAGCGGGTGGATGCCCTAAAGGTATACATCGACGATAAGACCGGGCTCACCACGCGAAAGCTCAGAAGCAAGCTTGCGCTAAGGAAGCGAAAGGGAGGGGTGGACATGCTGATAATCGACTACATCCAGCTGATGGTATCATCGGAAAAGAAGGGCAACAGGGAACAGGAGGTTTCCGAGATAACGCGAGACCTAAAATCCATAAGCAAGGACTACGATATTGCGGTTATTGCGCTTTCGCAGCTTAACCGCGAGGTGGAGAAGCGACCCGGAAAGATACCTCAGCTGTCCGACCTTCGCGAGTCAGGATCAATCGAGCAGGATGCCGACCTTGTTGGATTCCTGTACCGACCCGAGTACTACCACATGGAGAGCTTCCCCAACGACCCCATGCAGTCAACGAATGGTATAGGGCAGATCATCGTTGCCAAGCATCGTGGCGGTAGCGTTGGCGAGGCCTACTTCAGCTACGACCCTCCGATGAACAAGATTGGAACGCCAAAGAACGCAATGGACGATTTCGAAAAGCAGGACGGTAGCTACAAGTGCGAGGTTCAGGTTCTGGGGTCGCTCAAGGAGCTAAACGAAAAAGAGCATGAGCAAGCGAATGTGTACAATGAAAAGGAAGGTTTCGAGGGTGCAGATGTGCCATTTTAGCCGCGATAGGGCGGTGGAGCTGAGCGGCAAGGTTGCGAGGCTGAATCGGGAGGGTATGATCGGGAAGCGTCAGGCAAATGAAGCGATTCTGAGGTACATGCTAAGAGTGAATAGGCTTAAATGTGAAATAACTCTAAAATGCAGAAAATAAACGGCTTGAATATTCCTTTACTTTAAAATAATAACTATATTTATATCAATAAACTGTTTGAAAAACAAACACTAATTATCAAGAGCATGGAACGAAAAGAGCTTATCATAGACTTAGGGTACATCGGTCATAAGGCCGAAAAGCTTCAGGGTTTATTTGAAGGGTACTCCTACGAGCCAAACGAGAACGGCTACTTCTTGCTATTTAGTAACAACACCTCGATGGTGGTTAACCAAGGGGTTAGATGCTGGACCAACTGCTTTGAGAGCGAGGAGGAGTTTAGGAAGGTCTTACTGAGCAAGCTTCTTTTTAGTCTTTAAAAATGTTTGAAATACAAACACAAACGCGATGAAAACACTTCAGCAGCAGGAGGAGGCAACCATCCTAACGGGTTTAGGGTACTCGGTTACGGAGAGTTCGGAAGGAGTGGTGTGGGTAAACTACCAATGGGAGTCGCTGAGAAACTTTGAGATGCAGGAATGTGTTAGGTACATATACGAATCCTTCTACGGAAGGAGGCAAAAGGACACGGCGATTAGCCAGTTCCAATGGGATGCAGCCCTACAGCTCCACCTGTTCGACTACCTAGAGCAGAACTACGGATGTACCATTGAAAGCCACTACGACAGCTGTAAAATTAGCTGCAGGCATGGGTTTGTAGAGCGCATGAGCTGCAATAGAACAGAGGCATGTTACCGGGCAATTGTTGCCTTCTTTACGGATTACGGGAGCAATTTTGAATCGATGAAAACCAAAACTTTGAATCATCATGAGGGTGAATGTTGCCATTAGGAAGGAGAAGTACGATCTCATCACGCTAGGCATGAACAGCTTTGGGTTTATGCTGGCAGCAGGTGAGAGCGTTACAGGGGTGGAGTTTGCAACAAGAATAGCCAACACCTACGGTATAAGCAAGGTACACGGCGATTTGAGGACTAAAAGCATGTACGATATTATTTACAACAACGTTCACACGGTTGAGCGGGCTTCCAACGGAACGTTCACGGTAATCGTGGATTGGAAGAGTTAAACAACGCAGAACTATGGGATTTACGGCAAGAATGAAGGTTCCAAGGAACTACAAGCAGCGAAGGGTGCTTAACCCTTCCATCAACAGCGATCTGGAGCAGGCGTTTATCCACGTGAAGGAGCAGACGGGTATCGTTCCATTCATGCTGGAGGTTGGGCTGGTGGATGGTTGCCGGCACGAGCTGGAGAAGATACTAGGCTTTCAGATTGTTATCGAATCGGAGCTGGGTCATGAGCAGCTGTCGAAGTCAAGCTACCGGGAGCACATCAACAGCAACGAGCCAAAGATGGCCGCAACGGCGGTAATGGTTGGGCTGTGCATCAAGCATAGGGTTGACCTAGAACTATCGTATTGAAACTTTACAAAATAGAGCGAGATGGAACAAAAAATCAAAGCCGTAGAAAAAGGATGGGGAGAAAATTCAACCTTTTTCTCAACAGGTAAAGGTATTTCTGAAACACTTAGAGTTGATGAAATAAAAGAGGAATCAAAACAGATTAGTTCTGACTGTATTATTAATGTTTACCGTGGATATAAGGACGGGAAACTTGTATTTGAAATGGGCGCAAGCATAGATGTTACAGTGTCATTTTATTAACTACTAATCTAAACCTTTCAGATATGGAAAAGAGTAAGCTATCGCAGAACGATCAGATTCTAACCCACCTTCTGGCGGGTGAGCGGATAACCCCCATGGAGGCGCTGGTAGAGTTCGGGTGCTTCAGGTTGGGTGCTCGGATTTACGACCTGAAAAACGATAGGGGTATTCCCATCGAATCGCGAATGGTCAAAAGGGGTGGGAAGCGTTATGCGGAGTACTACATAAAGAGTGAGGTTTGCGTAAACTAAAACTTAGATAGCAATGAACGGGATTGAGTTAAAGATATTTGTGTTTTGGATGGTGTTTACCTCCATCCTTTGGGTAACGACAAAATTCCACTACGCGTTTACTGATACGCACCTCAACTGGAAAACATTTAAAGATGAGTTCAGCCTATTTGGTGCTATGCACGGCGTTTGCCTCTACATAGGGTGTGTTGTAATAGCCGTATACCTGATAGTTAAGGCTGCGATGTGGTGGTTTTTGAGGTAGTTGGTTTTAATTTCAAAATAAATTAGAATGACAAATATATTTCAAGGCAATGATTTAATAATAAAAACCATTGCTAAAACTCTTGGATATAGCGAGGAGCAGGAATATTCATCTTTTACCGAGGATATATATTTTCAAGCATTCTTTTATTTATCAAAACGATTTGGAGAACCATCTCGTTTTGATGATTACAAAGAGGCTGGGGCATGGAGATTTAAAGTGAAGAACTATATTATTGATGTAAGACTTAATAGTTTGTGGGTTGAATTTATTGTTTACGGTAAAATTGGTAATCATGAATTAAATAGCCCTTATATAGTGAAAGCAATAAGGGAAAAGAGAAAAAAAGAAAAGTTGTTGTTGAATGAATATGGAAAATGGAATGAAACTGAAACGATTATAGTGCGGAATTTATTTTCTGAGTTTCTACTTGAAAATAAGATTGATGAATCAATGGAACAAGATGTTTTCGATAAAGAATACAGTATGAAATGGTTTGAATATGTTTGTTCCTACAATATAAAGATATTGGATGTTGATTTTGATGAAATAGTAAAAAAATATGGACATTCATATCAAAACTCATACACAAGACATGCTCTTAAAACATTAAGTCAATTTATTAATAATCTACTCACTCCTATTTGGATTAGAGACGTTCCTTATAACTTGAAAGGTCAGATAAAGGATAAGGATTTACATTTATACGAACGATATCAAGACAACATTAAGATAGAGTTTCAATCGTGAGTAAATAAAGTTCGAGGGAATGTAATAATTGAAAGTTATGGCAAGTAAACAGTATAAAAACAAGCTTATAAGCGACTACGAACAGGCATGCAATGAGATTGCTGTCCTGTTTGCCAACAAGCAGGGGCTTAAGTTCGAGGGATGGGTTGCGGACGAAGTCGGAAGCATAGGCGACTTTAGCGGGATGTACTATTTCAGCATTAGTGAAATGGTGCTCGATATCAGAACCAACCAGCCAAAAGGCTTAATCACGCAGTGGCAGGATGATAATGTGGAGCATGAGCAGAACTTTATCAACTACTATAGCTATACGAAGGGTTTGAGGCATAAGGATGTAGCGATAACGGTGGCGGTATGAAATCGAAGCGGATTGCGAGTGATGAATTGTCAACATACACCGAAGTTAAAACGGGAAACAAAGCCCCAAAATAGCACTGAAACCGCTTTGTTTTATACCGTGTGTTATGGTTTCGTGCTTTATTAATCATATTGTTAAACTAATAAATAACGAACAATGAGTACAAGAGCAAACATTAAATTTCAAGACGGTGAAGATTTTATTCACATTGATCGAAGCCATGACGGATTCCCTGAAAACATTTTAGCAGACATTAAAGAAACCATTGATTTGTGTAAAAATCGGTGGAGTGGTGCTGAATTAGGTCAATTAGTATCTGCATTTTTAGGAATGCACTTTGATAAAAACACAAGGATTCAAAGTTATGAACCATGCATAGGCTACAACAAAGCAGGAGATGAAAGTTACTGTTATTATGTAATATGGAATAGTCAAAAAAGAGAGTATGAATACGGTGTGCTGTCTTAGCATGAACCATAACTAGATAATAGAACATGGAAGCACTTTCAGTAGACGAGTGGAATAAGCTCATAGCAAAGGCCAACGGAGAGGGGAAGAAGAAGCGTAAGCCATCCCGTAAGCTGGAGGCAAAGCTCCAGAAGTCATGCGTAAGGTGGTTTAGGATGCAGTACCCGAGCATTGAGCCGCTGCTCTTTGCGGTTCCCAACGGCGGTAGCCGAAACGAAATCGAGGCGGCAGAGCTGAAGCGTCAGGGCGTTACGCCGGGAGTTTCCGATCTAATCCTTCTGGTGCGATCAAAAACGGGTAAATACCCAAGCCTTTGCATCGAGATGAAGGCAGAGGATGGTAGTCAGTCGGAGAACCAGGAGAAATGGCAGCGCTCATGCGAGGCTGCTGGAAACCGATACGTGGTGTGCCGAACCTTGGATAGCTTCATGGAGGAGGTTAACGCTTACCTTAAAAATGTTTGAAATACAAACATCAAGTTAAAATTGTTAAATCGCAGAAAATAAGCGGTGTACAATTGTATTATAACAATATAATAACTATATTTACATATAGGATGTTTGAAAAACAAACACAAAACTCACAAAGCATGAGAACAAATGTAAAAACAGTGAAAATAACCATTCCAAACGAAGTTGTTTTAAAACGAGTAAATACTACTCCTGCTCTAAAAAGATTATCAAGGATCAATTTGGTGGTTGGAGATAATTTTGAAAATGTAAATCACTATCAATATAGTGAAATGCAAAGAATGTATCCAGTTTTAGGAATAGAAGTAATTGAATATATGACCAAATAGCGTTGCAGTATAAAACTCATAAAACGATGGAAACAAACTTTCAAATAGGACAAAAGGTAGCCGTAGACATCAGCTACGGAACAAAGCATGAAGGCTTTATTACAAAACTCGATTCAGGGCATCCGCTTTACGATATTTCTAAGGTAAAGGTAAGCGGGATTGCAGACCCCGTTAGCCGTGAACTGGTTTCCCCATTAGAGGGGTGGGTTTCTATTGAGGGTCTTTACAAGGCCGCTAAGGATGCCTACTCTGGCATTTCGTTTAGCCCAGAAGAAAGGGCAGAAGGATTTGTTAGGGGATGCGAGGAGGAACTCAACAACGACATTAAGGATATGCCAGCAGAGGAGCGTGGCCGATATATTGACAGCTACAAAAAATACCTCTTTGCCTGGCTATCGGCCAAGAGTCGGTGCTTATCGACCATGATCGCCGGACCATCCAACTTTCCTGTGCGGAAAGCGGAGAAGGCCAACCAGTCCGAGCATAACCGAATGACCGATTTTGTGGAGTGGCGGGAAAGGGCAATTAACGCCATTAGGTCAAGAGCGATAGCAGCAGCGGAGGCGGCAAAGTCACCCGAGCAGAGGATTGACGAGCGGTTTGAGAAGATAAAAAGCGGGATTGAGTGTCACGCCCAAACGATCATTGGTATTGACAGGGGAGAGAATAGGGGCTGCTCTAGGCCGCTGTTCGTAAATGCGATTGTTGGCACCATCAAAACGCTGGCAAAAAACGGGGAGTCGGAGCTGGTTGGCAGGTGCCTTGAGCTGGTTGCGGAGATCAACGAGAGCGAGGCAGCGATTAAGCCAATCATAACCAAGAATCATTCGGTTTGGGCGCTGCTCAACAAGGCCGTAGAGAATTACCAAAAGATGGAGGATTACAGCAGCAAGGAGAGCAAGGAGGAAACCATCAACGGCGTTCGCGTGGTTCGAAACTTTCAGGCCGACCGACTGCAGCTCTTTTTTGACGGTAAGCCAGCAGCGGAAATGATCGCCAAGCTGAAGAAAGCTGCGTTTAGATGGTCTCCATCTCAGGGATGCTGGCAGCGACAGCTAACCCTTAACGCCATATCCGCAATGCGGGGTGTGCTGAATGCCGCGAATCAATGTGTTTAGAACTCAAACAGGAATAACAATAAGCCATGAGTAAGCAGTACGATGTTAAGCGGCTATCCAACGAGAACAGGGGATATGCTGGAAGAATAACAGAAAAGGATGTTCAGCGGGTAAACGACCTTATCCGGGAGATAGAGGCAAGAAGCCAAACGCCAACGGCTGGGGATACCATACAGCTAACCACCAAGCACGGTGACTACCGACCAAGCGCGATCATCGAGAGTATGGATGATGGTCAGTGCTCGGTTTGTGAATGCCCTTCATCGCCGTTCATCTCAGCGTACACGGCGGCAGATGGGGGTGTCGTTGAGGCTTCGGGTGGCCCATGGACGAGCCTATCAAAGGAAGAGTTGAAGTATATCGGAAAGGAGAGTCGGGCCTTCTGGGTTTGGGGCTCGAATGGTCCAGGCGCGAACTGCGGACTTTACTTCACCGCAGATGTGAACCTTTGGGAGTGGAGCGATCCTGAGCCGCTTTACGATGGGTACTCAACCAAGGAGTACAGGAAGATGTACGTTACCCGATGGACGGATACCATGATGGAGAGCAACAGCAGCGAGTACCGATACCATGGAGAGTACATGGCTTGGAAGTCGGACGAGGAGTTCGAGCGCTTCGTTAGGGAGCATCAGGGAACGCTATTCGGCGGGGCATACGATAACAGTAGTATTAAGTCATTTGTGCTATTCTACAAGCAAAAACAATGAAGATAATCAAGAAAAGGAGCCTGCCAGAATCGATTAACTACAACGGAAAGGTCTACGTTCAAAGTCCAGAAATGACGGAGAAGATAGATGATAACTTTAACCTATTTACGATGCTAAAGCATGTGGTAGTGGTTGAGGTATGGCCGAAGGATAGTTGGAAAAACGCCAAGCCAAAAAGGTACGTGTTTATACCCAAAGGTTACGGAGAGATCACAACATCTTGTATTAGAAGCAGCGGTCAACGATCAGAAAAACAGGAAGTTGTTGCGAATATTTAAGGTTAAAATGCGGTTTAAAGTGTTTGTAAATCAAACATTATTACTATATTTACAATTAAAACAAGAGCAAATGAAAATCTACACGTCTTACTTCGCTAATGTGAAGAACCTCGCAAAAGAGGGGATAGTTCCAATAGGGATTGCGCTGTATAGGCCAAGGTTCTACTCAGGTTTGAACTGCACGGTAGTTTCCCCTACGAAGGATATGCTGCACGGGATGTCCGACGAAGAGTACACCAAGAGGTACTACGCGATACTGGAGAAAGCAGACTTGCGATCTTTTCTTGAGTACATCAAAACAATGGGAGGAGGAAAGGATGTTGCGCTTTGCTGCTACGAAAAGCCAGGAGATTTTTGCCACCGCCATCTTCTTGCTGAGTACATCACAAGAAAAACGGGTATAGAGGTGACAGAGTTCGAAAAGAAGAAGGAGGAAAAGCCTGCCGAATCGCAGGGCTCACTTTTTAAATAACCAGAATGTTTGTAGGAACTACACCACAGGAGATAAGATTACTACTTCAGGATATACTGAAAGGGCGTAAGGGAGAGGAGGTATTCGTAGGTTGCAGCGGAAACTTCTCAACCGATAAGATTCTTTCTGGGATGGGGTTTAAGGTTCACGCCAATGACGTGAGCCTTTACTCCAAGCTTATCGCTGACGTTGTGCTAGGAACGGATACGGAGGTAAAGGTAAACAATAAAGACATAGCCTCCGTATTCGCACAATGGAGCGAAACGAAGTACAAAAAGCTGGTGCAGGTGATGTTCGCCATTAGGCTTTCGGAGCTTGCGCCAAGGAAAAACGACTACCAAAGGCAGTTCTACGATAGCTACATAACCAACTCTGGAGAGTACTACGAGCGAACGCTCGAAAAGTTTGAGAAGAATCAACAGTTTGGCTTTCAGATAGAAAGCTTCTTTTTTGGCGATTTCGTCGAGCACCTAAAAAACAAAGCTGGCAGGGGTGTAGGTGTAGCATTTCCTCCCACGTACAAGGGAGGCTACGAGAAGATGTTCAAGTACATAGAGGATAGCTTTGCGTATGACAGGGCCACCTACGGGGTGTTTGACCCCAAGCAATCGGAAGTGGTGTTTAGGGAGCTGCTGCAGCAGGACGAGAACATCATCTACTCGGATAAGGAGCACATGGGGCTAAAGGAGTACGAGGTGGCCAAGGCTGTTCTGGGATCGGGAAGAAACTCGGTCTACATATACTCCTCGGTTAAGAACTCCGACTGCTACTACATAGAGCGCACCAGCAAGCCCTACACAACGAAGCTTGAGGTTATACCATACGACTACCGGATTACGGAGCAGACGAAGCTAGAGGTCGCTCAGTGTACGGTTAGGGATGTGAACTACTTCAAGGCGTTCTACATGGCTAACAAGGTCAACTATACCGAGGGAGGTGACTATGCGCTGGCATTCTTGGCCGACGGTAAGGCGTTCGGCTTTGCCTCGTTCAGCAAGCGGCTATCGAGCGAGGAGCTGATGTTTGTACAGAGCGACTTCGTAGTTAACTCGTGCATGGACAAGCTGAGTAAGCTGCTCATTATGCTCATGAAGTCGAAGGAGTGTAGGCATACTATGGTGCGCTTCTTCAAGCACTACTACAAGGGGCTAAAGACTACGGTTTACACGGACAAGCCCGTATCGATGAAGTACAGGGGGGTGTTTAACCTAGCACGAAGGGATAAGGGCAAGCTCATCTACGAGGCTGGGTTTGGCAATGAAACGTTGGAAGAAATATTTAAGCAATGGAAGAAAAAATACCTGTAGAGGTAGAGTCGATTAGGGGAAAGCTGGCAGATTTGAACGGACTAATAAAGCCCTACCAGCTGGCATACGTTAACCCTGTAAGGGATTGCGTGTTTCTTGAGAGGAATGCGCACTTCATGGAGAAGGCCATGCTGGATAAGCTGGTTGCTAACGTCGCAGAGGATGGCTTCCTTTCGCAGCTTCCTTTCGGTATGAAGCAGGATGATGGTAGGTTTCTCATACTGTCAGGGAACCATCGGCTAAAGGCATCCATAAAGGCGAAGCTGGAGTATATTCTAATCCTATACGTGGACCAGCTGCCAAAGGACAGGCAGATAGCCTACCAACTGTCGCATAATGCGCTGGTGGGTAGGGACGACGTAAAGATGCTAAAGGACATATACAGCGAAATAGAGTCGCTGGAAGGAAAGCAGTTCTCAGGGCTAAACGGCATTGAGTTTATCGATGTAGACGGGATAAAGGTAAACCAGATCAACGATGCAGATATCGAGCTAACGGAGATCAAGTTTCTATTCGTAGAAAGCCGAAAGAATGAGGTGAAAAGCGTTCTTGAAGTCCTAGAAAAGCAGAAGATGGATGAGAATACGAGTATCGTTATCGGAAGCTTCGAGGAGTTCATCCGCGTAATGACGGAGGTAAAGGCAAGGTATCACATCAAGAGCAATACGGTGGCGTTTAGCCGAATGGTTGATATATGCGAAAAGCACCTAGAAGAGGTGGAGAACAGCGAATGTAAGGAGGAGTAGTACTATGGCAAGGGGAAGGAAGAAGGAGGATATATCCGTCATTTACGACAGGTACGTAAAGGGCAAGGAGCCTGCTGTAAAGGCTGCATGTAGAAACGGCGCAACCAACATCGACCTTGCCAAACTGCTAGGGTGCGGTAGAACAACCCTACAAACGATAATACGCGAGCACGAGGGATTCCGTGATATGATAAAGGAGGTAAGGCACGTAGCCGATCTCTTCGTGGAGAACGCCCTGTTTAAGAGAGCCTGCGGGTTCGAGTTCGAAGAGGTAAGCACGGAGGTTCTGGTAAACAAGGATGGATCGGGCACCACGACGTTTGTCAAAAAGACGAAGAAGCAGGTTGCCCCAGAAACAGCAGCAGCAATGGCATGGCTGAAGAATCGTAGGCCCGACCTATGGAGGGATAGGCAGGACGTTAACCTTACCAACGATAGCGCATTTGTTGATGCGCTTAAGGCGTTAAATGACACCTACAAGAACGATGGATAAGAAGGAGGTGCAAAGGCTTATCAACGAGGTTGTGGCGGTATGGGCTGGGGATTGGAATAAGTTCGTGCGAGATGCTTTAGGCGCAAGGCTGGATAAGGAGCAGCAGGATATCATCTACTCGGTACAGCATAACCCCATGACAGCCGTAGCAAGCGGAACCGCAAGGGGAAAGGATTTCGTAGCGGCATGCGCCTCTTTGTGCTTTATGTACCTTACCCCAAGATTTGACAGCAACGGTGTGCTAACCGAGAACACCAAGGTAGCCATGACAGCCCCAACAGGCCGTCAGGTTTCCAACATCATGACCCCAGAGGTTAGAAGGCTTCTGCGTTCTGCAAGAGGCAAGTTTCCGTTTATATGCCCAGGTAGGCTAGTAGCCGACGATATCAGAACCGACTTCGAGGAGTGGTTTCTTACCGGATTTAAGGCGGACGATCATGCAACAGAGGCTTGGTCGGGCTTTCACGCGGCAAACACCATGTTCGTAATAACGGAGGCATCGGGGATATCAGAAACGGTATTCAACGCCATCGAGGGTAACCTTCAGGGCAACTCTCGAATGCTCATCGTATTTAACCCCAACATCACAACAGGCTACGCGGCTCGGGCTATGAAATCAGACCGCTTCAAGAAGTTTCGACTCAACTCCCTTAACGCGGAGAATGTGGTCGAAAAGAAGGTAATACTTCCCGGTCAGGTTGACTACGATTGGGTGAAGGATAAGGTTCAAACGTGGTGCTCTCCTGTTGGCGAGGAAAGCTTCAACGAGGGGGAGGGCGATTTCCGATTCGAGAACGGCATCTACCGACCCAACGACCTATTCCGGGTAAAGGTGCTCGGCATGTTCCCGAAGGTTGCAGAGGATGTGCTGATACCCTACGAGTGGGTTGAGCTGGCAAACAGGAGATGGAAGGAGCTAAACGAGGAGGGTTATGCTCCAGTAGGTCCTAAGCGTATAGGCGTTGACGTTGCCGGTATGGGAAGGGATGAAAGCGTACTATGCCACAGAAGGGGTAGCTACGTGGAGAAGTTCGAGGCTCACCAATCGGGAGGCAAGGCAGACCATATGCACGTTGCGGGAATGGTGGCCAACGAACTGAAGGCGGACGGCAAAACATCTGCATACATCGACACCATCGGCGAGGGCGCAGGCGTATTCTCAAGGCTTGAGGAGATGGAGCTCTTTATGGCAGTTTCCTGTAAGTACTCAGAGGGGGCAAGCGGGTTGAGCGATGAAACAGGGCAGTACTCCTTCGCCAATATGAGGGCTTACCTTTACTGGTGCGTAAGGGACTGGCTCGACCCTAAGAACGAAACGGGAGCCGCGCTACCTCCATGCGATAAGCTCATGGAGGAGGCAACAGAGATACACTGGAAGTTTCAGAGCAACGGCTCAATTATTATCGAGCCAAAGGAGGATATCAAGAAGCGCATAAGTAGGTCAACCGACTACATGGATACGCTGGCTAACACCTTCTACCCTAGCGACCCATCTAGGCGCATGTCAGATGCGGAAATACTAAAAATATTCCGTTAAAATGTGTTTGAGAAACAAACATTTGTATATTTACGTAAAAATAAGCAGGCCATGGAAGTATTGGATATCAACCTTGAAACGGATAGCCCCGCTCAGATTATTGAGAAGCTGAGAAGGACCAGCTTTGAAATCCCCCAATGGGCAGACCTCGAAAAGGATTTCGACCCCAAGCAGCATAAGATTATGACCGATTCATCGCGCAACGACAAGGTGAACGAGGATGGTACGGTGGATAGGATGGCGCGGATACCCGTTGCGCTGGAGAAGCTGCTGGTTAAGCGCATGGTGGAGTTCCTTTTCGCGATACCCGTAAAAAGGACTTACTCCAACTACGACGAGAACGATGCAACCAGCCAAGAGATCATCAAGGCCATCGAGAGCGTTTTCACAAGGGTAAGGATAGATGCGGAGAACATCAAGAGGGGGCGTTCGCTCTACTCTTCCTGTGAGATGGTGACGATCTGGTATGCCGTTGACAAGAAGCATTCCAGGTACGGGTTTAAGGCGGAAAAGCAGCTGAAGTGCAAGAGCTACTCCCAGAAGGACGGCTATAGGATTTACCCTTTGGTGGACATCTACGACGACATGAAGGCCATCAGCTTCGAGTACAAGAAGAAGGAGGCCGACAAGGACGTTACCATCTTCGAATCCTACCTTGAGATAAATGGTGGGTTTAAGCACCTCGTATGGATGGATAAGGGTAAAGGCTTCGAGGAGGATAAGAACGAGGACTTGGCAATCGCAAAGATACCCTGCATCTACGGCTGTATTGGTGCTCCGATTTGGGATGACCTCACCAACATCCGGGACGATATCGAGTACACCCTTTCGCGCAACAGCGATACCATAGCCTACAACTCGGCACCCGTGCTTAAGGTTGAAGGTGAGATGGAAGGAGGAGCCGAGAAGCGGGGAAAAAGCCAGCGTATCGTTCGGGTTAAGGAGGGAGGCGATGTGGCCTACGTTTCTTGGCAGCAGTCAATCGAGGCGATTAAGCATCAGATCGAGATACTTATCGACATCTACTTCATGCAGGCGCAGCTTCCAGACCTCTCCTTCAAGAACATGAAGAGCCTGGGGTCAATCGGCTTCGATGCCCGTCAAACGCTGCTCACCGATGCTCACCTGAAGGTGGGCGACGAGAAGAGCCTGTTCATCGAGTTCCTCGACCGTGAGGTGAACGTGGTAAAGGAGTTCCTGAAGTCGCTAAACGAGGGATGGGCGGATAAGATCGACGACATAGAGGTGGAGAACGTTATCACGCCGTTCATCCAGAACGACATCAAGTCGATGGTGGATATGCTGCTTAAGGCAACGGGAGGCGAGGCCATCATGCCCGTTCTTGAGGCCATCAAGCAGCTGGGATGGACTACCGATGCGCAGAAGTGGCTCGACCAGCTCACCGAGGAGCAGAAGAAGCGAAGCGAGATCGCTAGGGTTAAGGATGTATTCCAAGGAGCAGAGTAGCATGGAGAGCATACAGATACCGGCACCGAAATTTGCAATCGGGGATGAGGTTTTCCACATCACGCCGGAAAGCCCTAAAGGCTTTGTTTTGGATGCCCGTTACTGCCTGTTGGCAAGGCAATGGGAATACTTGGTAACATACGGCTATAAGGACGAGTGCATCTGCAAGCAGATGGAGTTGAGTACAAGTAAAACGTTCGTATAATTTAAACAATCAATATTATGGGACTATTTGGCGCATTAGGAAGTTTCGCAGGCGCGGTTGTTAAGACTGCGACATTTCCTTTAGATGTAGTTAAGGACACCGTTACCATGGGAGGTACGCTTAACGATGAAAATGAGCCTTCAACTCTTCGAAAGCTTAAGAGCATCAGTAGAAGTATCGACAAAATAGGTGATGATTTAGACGAATAGTTTGTAAGGGAGTGGAATGAACTGGTACAGGTACTACATACACTACTACGGGAAGAATGCGGCTTCGTTCAACTGCCACAAGCGGGCGAGGCTACGGATGAAGCATGACCTACTAATCGAGCTACACGATGCGCAAGCGTAAGCTACCGAAACAAAAGGAGGCGTACAGCAGCCACTTCAGCAGGCTTGACCGCTATGAAGCGGCCATCCGTGAGCTCATTGCCAGCTACGGGAAGGAGCTGGCGAAGCTGACGGTTCTTACGGGTGCCGATGGCTCAGTGGAGTTCTGCTTTAAGGACTACCCCCACCTCAAGAATGCGCTCAACAGCCTACGGCTACAGCTGGGGGCGAACATCAGCGCGGTTGTCCAGAGCGCAACGGATGAGGAGTGGTCCAAGGCGAACATCGAGGGGGATAGGCTGGTGAAATCTGCCCTTGGAGGGTATGGCGCTGAGGGTGACTTCGCGCAGCAGTACTCCCGCTACTTCAACCACAACGAGAAGGCGCTGGATGCCTTCAAGAAGCGAGCCAAGGGAGGCTTAAAGCTGTCCGACCGGGTTTGGAAGCTAACGGGAGGGCTGCAATCAGAAATGGAGGCCGCCATTGCCGCTTCCATGGAAAAGGGAATAAGCGCGGTTCAGCTGAGCAAGAAGCTATCCAAATACCTCACCGACTTTGACAGGCTAAAGGCGGACTACACCGAGAGACACGGGAAGTCGGCAAAGATCGAGGATTGCGAGTACCGCTCGGCTCGGCTGGCACGAACGGAGATCAATATGGCCTACCGCTCGGCGGAGCAGGAGCGATGGAGGCAGCTCGACTTCGTGGTAGGGTACGAGGTGAAGCGATCGGGTAGGGAATACCCATGCGAGGTGTGCTCCTCGTTTGCCGGGAAGTACCCCAAGGACTTTGTTTTTGTAGGTTGGCATCCGAGCTGCCGCTGCTACGTCGTACCGATCCTTAAGACCGAGGAGGAGTTCTGGGCTTGGGATGGAAGGGGTGAAGCCCCAACCGACAGCGCAAGGAGGGTGGACGATACGCCAAGGGGGTTCAAGGAGTGGATCGTGGATAACCAGCCAAGAATTCGCAGGGCGGAGGATGGTGGTACGCTCCCTTACTTTTTGAAGGACAACAGGAGCAGCTGGGCGCATCTGGTGGAGAAGAAACAAGCAAAAGGCAACAAGTTAAAATAATGCTAAATCAAAGAAAATAAACGTATTGCAAAGTACCATCTAATAATATAATAAGTATATTTACATAAAGAAAGTGTTTGAAAAACAAACACATAAAACCAAGAGCATGAAAACAAGATTTTTTCCAACATTTCTAACCGAAAGGATTGAAAACCCAGAGTACGGCATTGAGTGCCGCTACTCCGTATCTGACAGAACGGCGATTTTTTACGCTGGAAAGTCTGGCTCCCCTATCTTTTATACCAAGTTCCAGACCTTAGAGCGGATGAACCAGTATATCAAAGAAATGATAGAGAACATCATCCGCAACGAGATGGCCAAGGCAGAAAGGAAAAGACTCCAAAGGGAGGCCAACCAGTCTTTGAAGGCGAGCGACTTCTACAGCGTTGGCGACATCGTGGTGAATACGTGGGGATGGGAGCAGACCAACGTGGACTTCTATCAGGTAACTGAGGTAAAGGCTAAGACCATCGTGGTTCGCTCCATTGCCCAGACCATCGTTGAGGGCTCGATGATGAGCCACGGAATGGCCTGCGACGTTATTCCTGTAAAGGACGGATTCTTTGCCGAGGACGATCACCTGCATGAGGTTTACGCTCTTCGTGTCAAGGCTGGTCATAAGGGTGAAGGGCATTGCTTGAGCAACCCAGAATCGTACTACTACTTCCACAAGTGGGATGGTAGGGCAGAGTACAAAAGCTGGTACGCTTGAAAGTGTTTGAAAGTCAAACGAAATGACGACAAAGTACATCAGAAGGCGGGTAGCGGCCAGAAGGCTGCACCGCTCACAGGATATAGCCTGCATGGTTTTTACGGTAGCGTTGTTCTACGTTTCGATGTGGGTGTTCGCATGAAAGCAAGCCTTATTAGCTCAGTGGTAGAGCGCAGCCTCTCTAAGTATGCTAGAGGTCGCGAGTTCGATTCTCGCATAAGGCGCAACGAACGGGAAGAGTTCTTTGACTTGGTGAGCTAGCATTGCAGGAGCGCATAGGAGTACGATTAATCCGCTACCGTGAACGCTGTTTGACACGGGGTAAATAGCGAGGGACAGCCGAAGCAATGTGAAGGCGCTGGGTTAGCAGCAGAAGGGCTCGAATGGATGAAGATTGAGGTGGGGTGTAAAAGCCTCACCTCTTTAAAACCTAAGAGTAGGCAATTTTAGTCATAGTTTGGTACATAGGCAGGGTAGCCACCGCTGCGAAGTGCTGGCTACCATCAAAAAAACGAGTTTAACGAATACTTAAAAAACTAAGAGAAATGAGAGAAATGAGAGAAATACTTTTTAGAGGAAAACGAGTCGACAACGGTGAATGGGTCAAAGGCTATCTAATTGTACTTACAAAGACAGAATGCGGCTCTTATATATGCTTTTATTCAAAAAACGAGTGGATTGAAGTAAAAGTAATCCCCAAAACGGTAGGACAATTCACAGGTAAAACTCTCAACAAAGGTGATAAGGTTTTTGAAGGAACCATAGCCTTCAATGAAACTGAAACTGATAATGGAGATGAAAGAGTATACATTGTTTGTACATGGATTAAGGAATGGTGCATGTTTGCATGGTTGACAGTTTCAGAATATTGGGTATATCAGCAGATGGGTGCTGAATCTTTAGATGAAACTTTGTTTTGGACATATACTCTCGAAGATTCATGTAAGTACCATTTGGCAGGGGATATACACAACACCCCAGAACTAATCAATCAGACCAGCGACAGCCAAGAGCATTTTGACAACTAAAATAAACAAGGGCTATGAAAATAACAGTAATGAAACCTCAAGAGGTCGATATTAAAACCCTAGAGGTAAAGGCAGGAATAAGGTATTGGGAGGATGTCTCGATTGACGGAGTTTCAGATGAAGAGGGCACTCTTACCCCTTGTAGGGTTGGAGACTACTGGTGCCCATTAATTGATGTTGATTCCGGCGTCATAACCAATTGGGAGCAGGGCAAAACGGCAAACATCCACGCTAAGGTCTGCGATAACGGTTCCTACTACCTTAAGGATGAAAAGGGAAACGTGGTGCTGTCAATAGAAGAAGATTACGTTCCTAGAATGCTTTGTCCTAAAGAAAACGGTTATGGTGACTACATCATAATGAACGTAGGAGAAGATGGGAAAATAGATGGCTTCAAGTTTAGCCCACAAGGGTTTATTGAAGAAGATTAAAACAGCATCATCCATGAGCACGAATAACCAGCAAAAGGCAGAAACGAGTTACCCTTCCATGCTCAACATCGACGGGGTAGACCGATGCATCATGAAGTCCTGCAAGGGGTGCTACTTCGAGTACAACATAGAGAGGTTCGGGCACTGCGAGGGGCTAAGCAGGGATTGGATGAAAGGCCACCCGGAGATTCAGCTAGTGGACTTCTCTGACAGAGATACGGATAGCGACGAACAGGGCCGAAGCGACGTTGACCTGATTTGCAGTGAAAAGGGTGCATTCTTTAGCATAGTTGCCCTAGTAGTTGTGGCGGTGGTTGCTTTGGTTTACGCAATAGTAAGTAAAATTTAAAAGAGTTATGGCACTAAAGAATCGTGATTTTTTCAACGAGAACATGGAGCGGCTTTGCTCCTTGACCGAAAAAATGACCAGCGAGGAGCTGGATGAAATTCTTAACCGTCACCCTAAAACCAAGGCAGGGTTTGCGGCATTGGTACTCCTATTCGAGGAGCGTTCAAAGGATGAGGACGTAGATATTGACGATTGGGAGTGCGATACGGACGATATTGCATTTGGAGAGATCGTTAATTCGTAAAGACAAAGTGGCTCATGGTGGATGTAAGGGCTAAACTATTTACGTTAAGGTATTTTCTTTTGCACTTCACCCCTTGCATCGGCGGGTTCGATTCCCGCCAGCCAGCACATATAACAGCCATCGTTTTTTATTTCGTATCGGGTAATTGCAGTTTTGCATGTGTTTTTCATTGGGAGGTCTGACAGCCGGGAGGTAGTCAGACCTTTGTTTTAAGTGTTTGAAAAATAATCACTATTTGCTATGCCGCTAACAAATAAATCACTATATTTACAACTAGCAATAGGCATTAAGAGCAATGTTTATGGACAGAATAGAGAAAATTGAATTGGCTAAAATTGCTGAATTATTCAGCAACGGAGTTGGACTTGAAGTTGAGAAGTATCATACAACGCTTGAACGTATATGCGTTGAGGCAGTACGAAGCAAGGCGATCCCTCCAATCAAAGGAGGGATAACAAAAGGGAAGCTTAAATGGAGAGGTATCTGCATTACGCAGGATGCTTTCGGTCAGGTTTACGTAACGCAGAGGGGTGTGCGTATATCGCCTAAGCTGAAGATGTTTACTGACGAAATTACGGAGGAACTATGAAGGCTCCTTTTATCGTCCGAAAGGATAGAGAAATTATGAAAGCGTTTCCAAATAGTATATATGCTGCTTCTTGTAAGCTAGACATAGCAAAGAAGCGCTTTGGACGTGATTTTGAAAGAACGGAGCTGCATAAGCTCATTGCCAGAATGTTTAAATGGATGGATAGTCTACTGAAATATAAAACTAACTAGATATGAAAGCAAATGAGTTGAGAATTGGTAATCTGGTATTTGTAGACAATACGCAATATTGGTCTGAATTAAAAGGAATTTATTTAGAGGTTACATCTATATCCTCAGAGTCTGTGTCGCTGTCCCATGTTAATATGCATCCAAATAAGTATTACATGCGATATTCACAGTTGCTCGAATATATACAGCCTATACCAATTACCGAAGAGCTGCTTTTGAAGTGTAGCCTTGAAAGGAAAGCCCAAGATACAATATTTGACTATCCTACTTGGTATTTAAACGACTCTGAATATATGTTTGAGGCCGACGGTAGATTTTATCACAATTTGGTGAATTGTGATTATAAGGAGGTTAAATACCTCCACCAGTTCCAGAATATAGTATTTGCGCTTACAGGCGAAGAACTAGAAGTTAAACTTTAAACAGCAATAGCCAATGAAAGAGAACGAGGAAATCGGCGTGGATCAGGAGGCAAGGGTTCTCCACCTAACGCTAGTCAAGAAGTGGTTCGACATGATCGGATCGCGGGTGAAAATAGAGGAGTACCGGGAGCTCAACCTGTACTGGTACAATCGGCTGGTGGCAAATCCGAAGGATACCTTCGAGTACTTTACAGGACTACCATTCGAGCAGGCAACGGATGAGCTGGTTCGATGGCTTTGCACGAACAAGGCTCCGTTCATTCAGTTCAGGGAATTCGAGGAGGTACGCTTCCGTAACGGCTACGCCAAGAGCGCACCCGTGCTTACCCCAAGGTGGAAAGGCGTAAGGGTTGGCGATGGTAGGGAAGAGTGGGGCGCCGAGGAGGGCAAAGCCTACTTCGTCATCAAGTTGGGGGAACTTACCGAGGAAAAGAGCAACGAGGAAATTACTAACTAACAGCAGCAGTATGTTTTGGTTTTTGGATAAGAAAACGGACAAGGCAAGGATATTTGGCTCCATCGCTGAGATAGCGAATCAGGGGATCATGAAGGCTTCGACCCTATACAGCCACTTTAGCGCTCAGAAGAAATCGAAGTACGAGGACGACAACGTTCGTATCGAGGATGTTCCAGTTGAGCGATCAGAACGGGAAAAAAAGTAAGTTTTTTACGAAAACTCTCTTTTTTACAAAAAAATGTTTGAAAGTCAAACATTCTTTTTATATTTGGTCTGAAATAAAGCTGCCAAGTGTGGCCGAAGGACCTTGAAGTCATTGCTCTTGGATGATAGGTTTTGAAAGTCTGACGGCTACCCGCTGTCAGACTTTTTTACTAAAACCAAATACAACAGTATGAAATTCAAGGTTTTCCGAATTTTGAAGGCAAAGACCAAGTTCGCATCGTTGGGCTTTGACCGAGATACCGCAATGAGTGTCGCCGCTAATATAGCCGACAATCTTGAGGTTGAAGATGATGCTACCCCAGAGGAACTTGATGCCGCTGTCACCACGGCGCTAGAGCAGCAGCTCCCCACCCTGAAGCTTCTTCAGAGCCAGTTCAACAAGGGCGTTGAGGTTGGCAAGAAGAAGAAACCCACCGATAAAACCGACGACGATCCAGAGGACGACGATCCAGAGGACGACGATCCAGAGGACGACGACAAGAACAAAGGAGCGAAAAAGTCGGGTTCCCAAAAAAAGGATAAGGACGAGATGCCTGCATGGGCTCAAAAAGTATTTGACAAGCTAGATTCTTTTGAAAAAGAACTGGCAACATCAAAGACCGAAAAGACCAAAGCAGGGCGCAGGAAGCAGCTGGAGGAGCTGGTTAAGGATACGGGTCTATACGGAAAGCGAATTCTGAAAAGTTTCGACCGTATGGAGCTAACCAACGAGCAGTTCGAGGAGTACCTAGACGAGATCACCGAGGAGGTGGGAGAACTAGGCAAGGATGCTCCAGCCGATTCCAGCAAGTCGTTCGGAAGTCCACTTGGAGGCGGTGCGTCAGGTGCTAAAAAGGACAAGGAGGCAAGTGATGCTGAAATAGAGGAGCTTGCTGGTAAGATTTAACTTTAAAACGGTTATGAAATGACCTACGATTTGAACAACTCACCAGAAACAGTTGACACTGGCAACGATTCCATCGTTATCGTCAACCACGTTCAGGGAGTGCCAGGAGGAAGAACGCTTGACGTTACTGGCTTCTCTGGTACGGTTATCAAGGCGGGGCACGTTATCATCAAGGATGCTAGCGGCGTTCACAAGCCTATGCCGGTAAGCGGTTCGGCTTACGGCTCTCTTCCTGCAAGCCACTCCTACGTTGGCGTACTTGCATCAACCATTCTAACGAGCAAGCCTGCTGCTCCGATCCTATTGGACGGAACGGTAAACGAGGCAGCCAGCCCTTATCATGTAACATCGGATATGAAAACGGCGCTTTCTCACATTCTATTCATTCAAGACTAAGAAAGGAATATAAGGGATGAATCAATCACTATTTATCGAGTACTTGGCTAAGTACTTTCCAAAGCTGGACAAGCTAATCGAAAAGATCAACGGCAAGCGTAAGGGCGTGACCTACCTGTTCAAGCAGATGCTTACCGAGGAGTACTCAGCCGACCTGAAATGGGAAAGCTCGAGCATCAACACCTCCATCGTTGCAGCAGATGTTGTAGCGCTGGATTCGGAGCTTCCATTGAAGAAGAGGGATTCCATTGCATCGGCAAATGGCGACCTTCCTAAAATAGGAATGAAGCTCGTGCTGAACGAGAAGCAGATCGGGCAGATCAACATCATGAAGGCAAGGAAGATCGACATCGTTCCCAAGCTTATCAACGATGGGCCACGCTGTGTTGCTGGCGTTGACGAGCGCCTTGAGGCCGCATTCCTAACCGGGCTTGCGGAGGGTATTACCCTTGTTGAGGATGCCGACAACGTTGGAACTGGCGTTCGCGTGAACTACGGATACTTGGCCGCCAACCAGTTCGGCGCATCGACCATTTGGGGAGAAACAGGATATACGCCTATCAGCGACATCAAGCGCGTGATGGCAAAGGCAGCAGAGGATCATAACTCGGTAGAGCTGATCTACATGGCTACCGCTGCATTCGATAAGATCAGAAACTCGGAGGAGGGCAAGCAGCTTTCAGCAAACTACCGAGGGCTGGTTGTTGTGGATGCAGCTCAGTACCCAATACCAAGCCGCGAGCAGATGACGCAGGCGCTTGCTGACGAGTTCAGCGGCGTTAAGATCGTACTGGTTGATCGTACCATTGTGGTAGAGAAGAACGGGGTTAAACACTCCATTAGGCCATTCGGTACGGGTAAGCTGGTATTCCTACCAACCGAGAACGTTGGCCGTCTAGTTTACGGTACGCTTGCTGAGGAAACCAACCCTGTTAGCGGGGTGCTTTACAGCAAGGCCAACAGCTACACGTTGGTATCGAAGTACTCGAAGAACGATCCGCTCCGCGAGTTCACCTCGTCTCAAGCAATGGTCCTTCCTGTTATCGACAACGTTGACCTCATCTACACCTTGGACATCAACGAGGCTCAGGTGCTGGACACCGTTAAGGAGGCCGCTGATGCCACCGACGTTAAGGTTACTATCTGGGGTGTTGACCTAACCAAGGCGACTGTTATTACCAAACTGAAGGAGGTAGGTGTTAGCGTTGCCAATAACGCATCCGATGCTACGGTAATTAAGAAGGTTAACGAGCTCACCGACGAGCAGGAGGCAACTCTTAAAGCAGCATTGGGGGTTAGCTAATGGCTGGCTTATCAATTCTTGAAGCGCTAAAGGCTGAGGTTGAGTATCCGCTCAACCTTGGCTTCTTCCAAAAGGTTGCCATCGACCGTGGGTTTGACCTAGAAGGGAACTACACCAAGGAGGTGGGCAGCAGCAGCTCGTACAAGGGCGCGGTTGCCGATTGCCTTATTCAGGTGACAACAGGGCTGGACAGGAGCGAGGATTCCGTTTCGCTCAGCGTGAAGGATTTGAGCTCGGTCAGAAAAAGGGCTAACGACCTATACGCTGAGATCGGCGAAAAGCCAAAGGGCGTTCCAACCGTAACATTTCTCTAATCATGTTCTCAACCAAGCCACATAGCATAAGAAGGGTAGTTCCTGCATCGGGGTACACGGACGGCAACGGCGACTGGGTTTCATCCGGCGAACCAACGCTATCTGAACCCTTACCATGCCAGTTTAGGGCTAACGGTAGCGCAAGAACGATTGTGCTGGACAACAGTGCAACCTACGTTTACGCCTACTCGGTACGCCTTGACGCTGACTGCTCCTCATTCGCGGAAAACGAGCAGGTAAAGCTCTACGATGCTGGCGGTGCAATGGTATTTCAGGGACCCGTTAAGGGCTTTGTCAGAGGACAGCTAAGCGCGAAGCTATGGGTGTAAAGCTTACCACTCCGCTATCGAAGATAGACGCATTCCTCGAAAAGGAGGCTAAGCGCATTGAGAACCTTACCGTTCGTGCGCTAAAGTACCTTGGAGAGAAGTGTATCAAGGAGGCGAGGGATCGCTCACAGGTGGAGAGCTGGTTCGACCATACGGGCAACCTCAGATCGTCAATCGGCTACGTGATCTGCAAGAACGGATCGGTAGTGTACGAGTCCAGCTTCGAGGTTATCAAGCAGGGCAACGAGGGGGCAAACGAGGGAAGAAACCTAGCCGAACGCCTTGCATCTGAGTTCGCTGGCAGCAGGTGGGCGCTTATTGTGGTGGCTGGAATGCACTACGCCGTAACGGTTGAGGCAATGGAGAATAAGGTGGTTCTTGCGTCGGCGGAGCTGCTGGCAAGAAGGGAGCTGCCAAAAATGATTGAAAAACTCGAAAGGCAGGTGGCCGCATGATGAAGAGCGACGCGTCAATAAAGACGCTGGTTTACGGGGTGGTTGCACCATCAGCGCTGGCAAAGGCCGTGACAGGCATAGTCAGCAAGATAGGACGACCAGACGGTTCAACGGCTGAGGATATTGTTATATCTGTTTTGGATGGGGATAACGGGCAGCTTCAGCAGTTCATCGTCAACGTGAACATCTACGTGGCGGACGTGCTCAACGACAAGGGCAAGTACCTCGAAAACAGCAAGCGGGTTGAGGCGCTGAGCAATCAGGCCATTTCGCTATTTGAAAGTTACATCGGCCCATCTTACAGGATGGAGCTAACCAAGCAGCGAGTTCTTCCAGTTGAGGACAAGAACGAGCGAGTGATAAACAACAGAGTTTTATTAACATACGTAAATATTTAGGATTATGGCACTATCATGGGGACGGCCAACCATTTATATTGGCGCTTTAGGTGCAGCTGATGCCGCACCGACTACATGGATTAAGCTGGATACTCCTGTAAAGGATTCAACCAAGCTTACCCCTTCGGCGGGTGAGAAGTTGGAGGCTCCCTTGGAGGGAGGAGGTAACGCAGATGTGAAGTACTCTGCCAATACCTACGTGTTCGAAACGGAGCTTTACGCAAAGAAGGGGGCTACCAAACCAGTAGCCGATGTTGACGGCGTTATCGCTGGAGCATACGCCATAAAGCTACAGCCAGAAGACCCAACCGTAGAGGGAATCGAAATTGCTAAGGCTTCGGTTCACGTCGAGGATACCTGGGATTCCAAAACTGGGGCAAAATGGAAGTACGTATTTGACGTGGTTAAGAAGGATGCAAGCACTAAGCAGGTAGACTGGAAGGTGATTGCTACTCCTACCTAGGAAGAAATGGCAGGCGGAACAGACGCTCCTACAGGGGGATGGTTAAACTGATACGCGCCGATGGTGCAGCGGTAGCACAGGGGCACACCAGCCTCAGACCCTCGTTCGAATCGGGGTCGGCGCTCAAACAATAAAGCAAGGCGACAATGGATAGGGATAAGCAAGTTGAGATGATGGTGTCCGACGCAATAACCGAGAAGCCGATTGGCTTTACTGTTGGCGATCGGACATTTTCTATTAAACCTCCATCCATCGGCAAGCTGCAGGTGCTTTCGAGGTACTACCTGCTGCTGGAGATGGACGATAAGGCAATGGATGAGAATCCAATGAACGAGGCCATGCGCGTATGCGAGGAAAAGGCGGATACGGTTTGCTCGCTTATGGCCGCAGCCACCTTTGACAATAAGGAGGAGCTGCTGGATGAGGATAAGGTGAAGGAGCTTGCGGATTTCTTCAAGTGGAACACCACGCCGGACAGCTTCGCAACGGTTCTTCTTGCGCTGCTAACTCAGGTCCACTACGAAAATTTTATCGGCTCTATTCGATTGACGGAGACCTTAAGGCTAAACAAGCCGAAAGGCTCAGAACGGGCGGATCGAGTAGAGTAGTTGGTGGTAAATCGCCATGGGGCAACCTGCTAGATTCCATCTGTCAGCGATACCACTGGACGCTCGAATATGCCATTTGGGGCGTTTCTTTTATGAACGTGAACATGATGCTGGCGGACAGCATCAGCACCGTAAAGGACGACCAAGAGGGCGACATCATGAACAAGGAAGTTTGCCTGTCGGCGGACAACCCAGAGAACATTGAGTTAGCAAAAAAACTATACACGTAGGACTATGTCGGCAGAAGATTTGCATTTTTCCGTTACGGGGGATAACCAAGACTTGATAACCAAGCTCCGGGAGTCGCGTAACGCCATCAAGGATAGCGGCGATGCCGTTGCCAAGGAGGGTGAGCGCATGGAGCAGTGGTTTAAGCGTGTTGGCTTGGCAGCTGCCACCTACCTATCCTTTGATTTCGCAAAGAGCTTCACCGGGGAAATCATTCAGGTTACGGGGGACATGGAGGCGCTGCAGCAGTCGTTTGAAACGTTGCTCGGTAGCAAGGATAAAGGGCTTAAGATGTACAACGATATCAAGGAGTACGCCATTAAGACCCCGATGCAGATGGAAGACCTAGCCAAGGGCGCTCAAACAATGCTGGGCTTCAACATCGCAGCCGATAAGGTTATGCCAACCCTCAAGCAAATCGGCGACATATCGATGGGCAACTCCGACAAGTTTAAGTCGCTGGTGTTGGCATTCTCGCAGATGTCCGCAACAGGAAGGCTTATGGGCCAAGACCTATTGCAGATGATAAACGGTGGCTTCAACCCGCTATCGGTGATTTCGGAAAAGACGGGCAAGAGCATCGGGCAGCTGAAGGATGAAATGGAGAAGGGTGCCATATCCGCGGATATGGTGGCCGATGCCTTCAAGGCGGCAACCGACGAGGGCGGGAAGTTCCACGGGATGCTCGAAAGCCAGTCGGAGAAGATCAACGGTCTGGTTTCAACCCTTAAGGATAAGTGGAAGGAGGTGCTGGGCTCCATCGGTAACGACAATAAGGATATCATCATCGGGGGGCTCAACCTCTCGTTTAAGGCAATCGAGCACTACAAAGACCTTATCGACATCATTAAGGTTTTGGTAGCCACCTACGGAGCTTACAAGGCAGCTCTTATAGTAACCAGCGCATTGCAGAATGCCGGAACGGTGCTTGCCAACGTAAGGGCGTGGATGCAGCTAGCCGCTACCGTGCGTAGCGCCAAGGACGCTCAGGTGGCGTTCAACCTTGCAACATCAGCAAACCCATGGGGGGCAATCTTTGCCGGCATTGCTTTGGTTGTTTCGTCGCTGTACCTGTTCACCAAGCGGCAGAAGGAGGCCAACCAAGAGATGAGCCTACACGCCAAAACGCAGGCGGAGTTTACCGAGAAGTTGAAGGACGAGCAGAGCGAGATGGATAAGCTGGTGTCCCTTGCCAAGAACGAGAAGGCCAGCCGCGACGATAGGCGTAAGGCGCTGGATAAGCTAAAGGAGAGCGCCGGGGGCTACCTCGACAAGTTGACGCTTGAGAATATTGGGCATAAGAACGGTGCCGACCTGCTAAGGAAGTACAACGACCAGCTGGAGAGAAAGTACAGAATTGAAGCCAACGAGGCGGAGATAAAGGCGCTATACGGGACGCTTAGGACGCAGAATAAGGGTATTGCGCTTTCTGAGACGATGTACAACAACACGAAAAACCGCAAAGACCAGGGCGAGTTTGGAGGACAGGTGTTGTTGACGATGAAAAAACGACTCGACGAGCTAAAGGATAAGGCCAAACAAACCAGAGATGAAATCAATAAGTTGCTCGACGATAACGTTGATGCCGCTAAAGCGCCTAGCGGAGGTGGTGGAGGCGGAAATACTGTCGACAAAAAAGCCGTAGAGAAGGCTGAAAAGCTACGTCAGCAGCTTCAGGATACCATCGAAAAGGATGTTTGGGATATGGATGCTGACTGGCAGAAGGAGCGCGAGAAGTCTATCGACAAGCTGCTGGATAGTATGATGGATAGTGACACCAAGAGCCTAGACGAGTTCGTTAAGAATCAGGAGGAGCTGGCAGAAAAATTCACCAGCATCTACGAGGGCTCTATGAGCTACGACCAAAAGCTGGACTCCATCAACCGCAAGTACACCGACAGCATTAAGGTTATGACCGATGCCGGAATGCTCGACAACGTAAAGGAGCTGAAGAAGAAGTGGCAAGATGAGATCAGCAGCCTTAACGAGAGTTCCCTTCAGGAGTACGATAAGCTAACCGGGTTCTTTACCAAGCTGTACGCCAACGGTTCGGAAATGAGCAAAAAAACGCTCAACGAAACGATGGGCAACGTAAAGAAGCTTATTGCCTATCTCAAAAAGGAGAGCACCGAGTTGCCGGACGGCATGAAGAAGGAGATGGCCGATAAGCTCAACCTTAGCGAGCTTACTCCGCTCTACAACCAGCTAATCTCTCTTCAGGAAGAGTTCAACAAGAGGAGCAACTACCCATTCTCCAACTTTGTCAATGGGCTAAAGAGCCTTACGGATGCTAAAAAAACCTACGCTAAGGCATCTAAGGAGGTTAACGAGAAGGAGAAGGACAACCTAAACAACCTAGCCAAGATTCAGAAGAATTACGGAATGGCCATGCTTACCAATGGCGCAATGGAAGCGGGAAATGCTCTGAGCATGGTTAGCGATGCCTTAAGTAGGATAGCAGAAGCTTCTGGAAGTGAAAGCATGAAGGAGACCGCTGCTCAGTTTTCGTCATGGTCTAGCACGGTTGGGGCAACCGCTCAAGGATTTGCCTCTGGTGGGCCTTGGGGTGGTTTGGCGGCAGGTGTTACGAATATGCTTGGTCAAACCGTAGAGGCGTTTGCACAGGATAAGGCTGAACAGGCGGAGTACCTGCAATCAAAGATAGACTTCGCCAATAAGCTAAAATTGCTTGAACTAACGCTGAAACCTACCGACTACGAGAACATATTTGGCGTTGAGTCCGTCAGAAAGGCAAGGGAGGCGTATAGGTTGGCTCAGGATGCGCTTGAGGAGTACTACGACTCTGTTAACAAGAAGATGTCGGAGCCGGGCAAAACGAAGGAATACAAGAATGCAGGCGCTGTTGTTTATGGTGGTTTTTTAGGAGGTACTAAAAAGGAACTTACCAACGAGTATAAGGTTTTGATGGAAGCCTACAAGAAGGGCTACACGGAGCTTCAAGGGCTTGCCGTTAAAACCAAGGATCGTAGCGGATGGGCAAACTTCTGGGGAAAGAAAGACCAGTATAAGGCGCTAAAGGATTACGCACCGCAGCTTTGGGGGTCGGACGGCGTTTTCTCGGTGGAGAAGGCTAAGGCTTTTCTTGAAACCGACAAGAAGATCAACGACACCCAGCGCAAGCAGATTCAGAACGTTATCGACCTTAAGGATGCCTACGAGGCCAACCTAGAGATCGTTCGTAAGGATATATCCGAGACCTTCGGAGGGCTTGGTACGGCGGTAACAGACTCTATTGTTGATGCCATAAAGAACGGAACGGATGCCTGGGAGAACTTCACCAAAGCTGGATCAGCATCATTGGAAACATTGGGTAAGAAGATCGCTTACGAGCTGTTCTTTTCGGACAAGTTCGACAAGCTGCAAAAGGATTTGGAGGAAACCTACGGCAGCGGAACGGATAGCGAGTCGGTTGGTAAGCAGCAGATGGCAATTCTACAGAGCTTCTTCGGCAACATCAAAACGGACATGGGCAACGCTCAAACGTGGATGGAGGAGTGGAAAAAGCAGGCAGAGGCAGCAGGTTTTGATGGTGTTTTCGGTGAAACGGCGGATAGAACTGCTGCTGCTAAGGGTTTCAACGCCATGAGCCAAGATACGGGCAACGAGCTGAACGGGCGCTTTACCGTAATTCAGGGGCATACCTTCGAGATGAACGGAAACGTGAAGGCCATTAGGCTCAATACGGATGCACTGCTGGATAACGTAATTGCCATTAAGAACAATACCGACCGCTTAGAGGCCATTGAGAGGCACATCCAGTCAACGAAGGATGGTATTAACGATATTTCCCTTAAGGGCGTAAAAATAAGGAGCTGATATGTTTGGAAAGCTGACAATAGACGGAGTAGACGCCTACGCCACCTACGGGTTGGTAATCCCCAAGGGGGGCTTTAACGGGCTTGCCCAGATGCCTCCGCTGAAGAAGGTGGACTTCAACGACTGGTCGTTTCAGGATGGTATAGAGCCTGACCTAACCGATACCAAGCTGGACACGTCAACATTCAGCATTACCTTCTTCACCTTCAGCGAGGCGAAGCTCAACAGCTTCTTTGCCAAAATGACCGATGGGGCTATCCACACCTTCGTCTTTACGGAGATTGGCCTAACCAAGCGGATTCGGTACGTGAGCTGCACCTCTAGGAAGAGCATAGGTGAGATGGCTCAGGTTGCCTACACCTTTTCCGACGACTATCCGCTGGAGGGCTACACTTATCTAGCTCCGCTGAGTACGGTTGGAGGCGCTACGGGCTACCAGCTGGACGGGGTGGATTTGGGCGCATACGGCATTAGCGTTCTAAAGGGCGCTAAGGATGCCATTCTTAAAAAAAGCGACGCAAAGAAGAACCTAACCGTTAGCGTGAGGAACCTAGACGGGGCTGCTTACGACGGGTACGCCGTAAAGATGAAGGAGCGCGATGCATCGATTCCCCTTCTGATGAAGGCGCGAAGCTTCACGGAGCTTTGGCGTAACTACAAGGCTCTGCTGTTCAACCTGAGTAAGGCAGGGGAGCGAACGCTTACCGCATACGGGGTGGATTACCCTTGCTTCTACAAGAGCATGTCCGTTAGCTACTTCTCCCCATCGGGTGAGATTTGGTTGGGCTTTAACCTTAACATCTGCATAATACGATAGGCTATGATACTTAATATAGGGGAGACTACCATAGATATAACCGTTGACGACAGCAGCTTCCGCGAAAGAGGCATTGGTCGCAAGAACGAGCTTACGCTAAACTTTTCACTTGACCACCATATCGAGGTGCCCGTTGGGGCTTGGTGCGAGTTTCAGGGGCAGCGGTACGAGCTGTACAGCCCGGACAACTTTACCGAAAAAGGGTATAGGGAGTTCGACTACACGCTCATCCTTAATGGTGACGAAGCCAAGCTGAAGAAGTACAAGTGTAGGAATACGGTGGATAGGAGGCTTAAGTTCGACATGACGGCTAAGCCTTCCGAGTTCGCTAAGCTGATGGTGGATAACCTGAACCAGAGGGATAGCGGGTGGACGGTGGGAACGTGCACCGATGCCGTTGCAAAGTGTTTGAATCTCAATCACAACTACATCGAGGATGTGGCTGGAATGGTTGAGCAGGCGTTTGAGATGGAGGTTTACCTTGTTGGCAAGAGCATTTGCATCGGAAAGCAGGAGGTCAATAAGGACGAGCCATTGGCGCTTTCCGTTGGAGCAGGGCTAAAGGAGGGCGTTAAGCGGGAGAACGCAACGGAAACCAACAACGTCGAGATACTGTACGTGCAGGGAGGTGATCGTAACATCGACTTCTCGAAGTACGGGAGCAAAGAACTGCTGCTCCCCAAGAGCCAAAGCATAACCTACAACGGGAGGACGTATGTAACCGATGCTGACGGCTACTCGGTAAAGCGTTCAGATGTTCCGCAAAAGTCGTTTGTGGAGGATTCGTTGGACCTATCCAATATCTACCCTATGCGCGAGGGAACGGTGAGCGAGGTTGTGGTGGTGAACGCGGAGAAGAACTTCTACGATTTCAAGGATAGCTCGATTCCTGAAGCGCTCGACTTCTCGACGTGCAGGATAGCAGGTGAACGGGCAACGGTAATGTTCCTTACTGGAATGCTCGCGCAAAGAACCTTCGACATCGAGCAGACCGAAACCGCGCTTACCGGGTACGTTCACGCGGAGCGCCGCTTTAAGCTGGTGCCTGCGGAGCTGGACGGTGTAACCATGCCCAACGGAACGTTTAAGCCAGCCGTTGGGGATAAGTACGCTGTTTTCGGCATAAGCATGCCTGATGCCTACGTATGCGATAGCGTGAGCCAGACGGGCGCAAGCTGGGACATGCTCAAGGAGGCGGTTAAGTACCTCTACGAGAACGAGAGCAGCAAGTTTAATATTACCGCCGAGCTGGATGGCATCTGGGCAAAGAAGGATTGGGCAAACCGTGGGGGTAAGATCGTGGTAGGCGGCTACGTGCAGATTGGCGACAGCAAGTTCAACCCGAACGGGGATGTTACCAGAATTGTTACGATTAAGGACTTTGTTAACAACCCTCACTCCCCAACTATCGAGATAACCAACTCAGCCAAGGGTGGCTCGTTCGTTAGCTCGATCAAGAAGCTGCAGGGTCAGGAGGTTGCCATCGAGGCATCTAAGAAGGAGCTAGTTCAGTACACCAAGCGCCGCTTTAGGGATACGCAGGAAACCGCGAAGATGCTGGAACAGTCGATGCTCAACTTCTCAGGATCGATTAACCCAATTTCGGTTAACGCCATGCAGCTGCTTGTAGGGGATCAGTCCTTGCAGTTCCGCTACGTGAGCAGCAAAACCTCCCCAGCTACGGTAACACCTAGCATTTACTATACTGCTGCTACCAAGATATTTCACGCCGACAGAGGTGTCGTTCAGCATATGACGCTAGGCATAACGTCGGTTAAGCCTTCGCGTCCAGCATCGGAGTATAGGTATTGGGATGTTACGGCCTTTAACTCTCCAGCTATTGACGATGCGACAAAGTCCTACTACGTCTACCTCAAGTGCAGCAAGTCGAATCAGGCTGCTGCCTACTACCTGAGCGAGTCACCTATCGGCATTGAGCAGGTTGATGGGTACTACCACCTTTGGGTAGGAATACTAAACAGCGAGTTTGACGGGGATCGGTCGTTTGTAAAGCTGTTCGGGTTTACGGAAATTCTACCTGGGAGAGTTACCGCTGAAATGTTTTCAAGCCCTGACGGGAATACGTTTATCGACTTGGTGAACGGCATCATGCAGGGTAAGTTTACGTTCAAGGCTGGGTCAAAGGGCCTAGAACAACTCGACGAGTGGGCCAACAAACAATCTCAGATTGACACTGCTGCCTCTAATGCTGCCGCTGCCTCTGCCACCGCTGCTGCTGCCGCCACCGCCGCCAATACGGCTAAGGCAGATGCCGAGGCTGCCAACCAAGCCATCGCCGACATGGTAAGCGATGGCAAGCTATCGCCTGTCGAAAAGCAGTCGTATAAGGTAATCTTCGACGGCTATACCAGCGAGAAGGTTAAGTATGATGCGCAGGCCGACCAGTTTGCAGTTAGCCGCACCGCCTACGATGCAGCCTACGATGCGCTAAACGCTTACCTAACCCCGCTGCTTGCCGATCTAACCACCACCTCCGACATCGTATCGGCCACCTTTACTTCAACGCTAAAGAGCTACACCGATGCTCGTACCGACCTGACTAATGCCATTGCGGCAAAAGCAAAGACGGCGGCCGATAATGCGCAGGCTAAGGTTGATAATATGCAGATTGGTGGAGTAAATCTCATTCAATCAGAAGGACTAACATCTTACGTTCCTAATAACAGCACTCCTATTTGGGATGGGGCAACGAGATCAATTAGAACAACAATTAATGCGCTTGATTCATTATCGTTGGCCAGCAGCAAAATAAACATGATTCCAGCAGGCGTATACACTGCTTCTGGATATCTTAAGCGCAACGGTACTATTGTTACTAGCTCAATATGGAAGGATGTTAGATTCAATAAATACTTTTCAGCAATACGGAGCAAAATTGATGATACAACAGGCTATTTCGAAATAACGCAAGAAATAGATAGCCGATTGTTTTTTATAGACATGCCTCTCCCTAATGGAACACAGGTTGGGGATGTATTTGAGTGGGTAAAGCTAAAATTCGAAAAAGGCAACAAGGCGACCTACTATACGCTTTCTCCTGAAGATATTACAGCAGATGCACAAGCAAAGGCAGATGCAGCCAAAGAGGCTGCTATCGCTGCTGCTGCAGCAGATGCAACTACTAAGGTTGATAATATGCAGATTGGTGGAGTAAATCTCATTCAATCAGAAGGACTAACATCTTACGTTCCTAATAACAGCACTCCTATTTGGGATGGGGCAACGAGATCAATTAGAACAACAATTAATGCGCTTGATTCATTATCGTTGGCCAGCAGCAAAATAAACATGATTCCAGCAGGCGTATACACTGCTTCTGGATATCTTAAGCGCAACGGTACTATTGTTACTAGCTCAATATGGAAGGATGTTCGATTTCTAAAAATTTTCCCAGCAATACGGAGCAGAATTAATGATACAACAGGCTATTTCGAAATAACGCAAGAAATAGATAGCCGATTGTTTTTTATAGACATGCCGCTCCCTAATGGAACACAGGTTGGTGATGTATTTGAGTGGGTAAAATTAAAATTCGAAAAAGGGAATAAAGCAACCGACTACGACGAATCACCAGAAGATCGTAAAGCCCAAATCAATGCCCTAACCTATCTCAAAACCGCCCTAGCCCAGCAAACCACCACCGAAGGGGGCTTGCTGCTTACATCATTAATTCAGCTAGGCGAGTGGCTAAACGGCGTATTTACAGCCAAGGCTGGGGTGAACGGAGTCGGTAGCAATCCGCTTTCCCCAACATTCTGGGGTGGAGGTACGCTGGAGGATGCAATCCGAACAGTAAACGAGTTAATTAACGGCACAAAATCAGGCAATCCACGTGCCCCATTTGTAGTGTCGCGTGACGGCAAGATCTTCGGGTTTGAAGGCTACATTGCCGGATTCCGCATGATCGAGAAGCTGCTCAACATGGACACGCTCGACATAGGCGAGGTAAACGGCCTGCCCATGATTCGCGTCCGCGATAAGAGCAACAACAACCGCGATGCGGTAATTATCGCCGATATGCCTTTGTCCGACCCTGCCTCGCTGGCAGGAGGAGGCGCGATTGATGTCACCCCATCCTACGTTATACAGGAAACAAGTGCAGAGGAATATTCATTTTGGCTCACTCAGTCAGGAATTTCGACAACAAAATCAGCGCTATCAACAGGAGTTTCGGCAAACACGGCGTACTCACTAATCTTCAATCTTAATGCTAGTAACAGCGTTTTAGATAGTTATCTAGATAGCAGGATAGAAAATATGACAGGCTCTTCATTATGGGCTACTTTTACCATTAAAGCATACGATGCTAACAACACCTTACTATCATCTTTTGTAGTTCCATTCAACGGCTCGTCAGACGAATATGGGTACACCTATATACTTGATAGAGTAGTGGCAATGGGCATCAACACCCTTATAAGCGGCAACCTATATGTTGAAGTAAAAATGGAATCGAACTCGTCGCGTTATTTGTACGAGCAAGATTTAAAAAGAGGATATCGATATACGAGCAACATGGTTGTTGCGGTTAAAAGCAATACAAAAGTACAGTTGATTTCGGGCAAAGGCTTAATCGAAATAGGGCGAGGACTCGGAGCACTATATGGTATTAACAAGTTCTTCCAGATACAGGATAAGCCAGGAGTTCCGCTAGTGAGAGCCGAAGGCGAATTTGAGTTTAATAAGTGCATGATGCAAGATATACTCTTGCAATTTTGGGCTACAGGAACAAAAGGTTTCAATTTGTCCATTAACAGGTGGCAGGGGCATAGTGCTTTTACGTCTAAGGATAATATTGGAATTGCCAGAACAGGTACAGGAACTTATACGATTACCCACAACTTGAAAACTAGGGGGATAATTAATAACTCTGGAGATTACCAAGTTACTGGTCATGGATCAGAATACTACATTACCGTAACCATGCAAGCAGAAGATAGTGTTAAGATAACTACCAATGACGACGCCTCTCCAAACGATACGGCTAATCTATTCTTGCAGTTCTGGAGTACGAAAAACTGGAAAACAACGTAACATTAAATAAAATAGAATGTTAGAATTTACAAGGTCAACAATTACCATTACGGCGAATCAAAGTAGCGAAATGGTAGGAAATTTGCTAAAAGCATCTAGCACCGAGATGCTTGCTATCAATAGCAATACTGAGTATTCGGTAGAAGATACAGGTATTAAGTTACAGATCACTGTAAAGCGAGAATCGAATAAGCTCGTTGAGTTTGTTGCAACTTGCTATGCCACCACCGAAGATCAGAATAAGCATTGCGGGACTGTTGTGATTCGAGATGGTTTCGTTATTCCTACGCTGCGTCTCGACTTAAGCATCGACGAAGCAGAGAGAATAACTCGACTTGCGCGACAGGCTTACGAGGAGGTGATTGTATAAAAAAGGCTGCATTGTGCAGCCTTTTTGCTAAATATTGTTGTTTATTTATGCAAATAAAGTTAAATTGCTTCGATATTTTATTCAAAAAATTGCGTAAAACGCAGTAAATGTGTATATTACATACACAATAAAAAGATTTTGCCATGAAAAAAATCGCATTGGTTATTGCTGCAGCTGCTTTGATTTTGGCATCTTGCAGTAAGGAGGACGGTAGAATTACTGATCCTAACGCTAAGCTGTCTCTTCGCCCTGCTGCTGGAGTTACGCTTAAATCGGGCAATCCAGCACATCTTACCGCTTACGAGATTGTAAAGCGAACGAACTCTATTGCCTTTATTAACGAAAAGGTGTACGACAAGCCTCTTGAGCGCGGTTTTGGAGATGAGCAGCGCGACTTTGTTAATAACCGACTATTGCTCTTTGCAACAGACGTTATCAATGAGGATGGCAGCATTAGGCTGGATTTTATTGAAGGTAGAGATTTTGTCCTTTATGAAATATACTGGGTTGGAAGTACTGATGGGCATATGCAAAGAGATACCATAGCATACCTCCCCAACTCTGTTGTTAGAGCTGCGGAAACGGAAATAAAATCGGCTTACAATAGCGGCAATTACAAGGAATGCTACCGATTGATGGATGAGGCTTTCAGGTTTACGCCAATTACAGGTGCAGAATGGCGCGAGCTGAAGCGACAGGGGAAGAACTAAAGCTTTAAGAATTGACTTAAAAGGCTGCTAAAAAGCAGCCTTTTTTATTTTACACCTGTAAAAGTGTTTGAAAGACAAACATAAGTTATATATTTGAGGTAAACTTTACTTGAGATGTCGGATATAGCGGGAGTAATATCGGCTTTTGGTGTGCTGGTGACAGCATTCCTAAGCTACAACCAGTACGCCAAGAACAAGAAAACGGACTTTAAGATTGAGCAGTGGAAGGCAACCGAGGAGGAGAAGAGCCGAAACCACAACAGTTCAATTGCCACCATCTTCGGTGTCCTTTGGGGAGTGCTTCACGAGTCGGGGGCTAGCAGGGTTTACGTAATACAGCCTCACCCGCTAATTAACTCGATGTTCATAAGCGTTGGCTTGGAGGTTCGAAGAAACGGGGTTTCCAGCATCAAGGACGGGTTTCGGGATATGAGTATAGAGGAGATGTCGCTGTTTGTTTCCGACTTAGCCAACCGAGATTACATGGTGTACAAGGATGTAGGGGAAGAACTTAAGGACAACCGGGCACGAGCTACATTTATTCAGAACGGATCGGAGAGCATGGTGTTGAAGCGGCTTAGAAACAACCATCAAGATTGGGTTGGAACGCTAGTGCTGGACTACACCTATAATATAGAGATCAACCCGGTTCACGTAAGGGAGCTGGCTGCTGAGGCGGCAAACTCAATACAGTTTATTATACCTGAATATAAATAGTAAGCGACATGGCAGATTTTGAAAGTTCCTATCGGCGCGTGCTAGAGCACGAGGGCGGATACGTCAACGACCCAGACGATCCAGGTGGCGAAACCTACAAGGGAGTAGCCAGAAAAATGAATAGCAAGTGGGTGGGATGGGTTCGTATCGACATGCTAAAGAGGCAGGGTGGATTCCCAGCCAACTTGGAGCGCGACGCAGACCTTCAGGAAATGGTTCGCGACTTCTATGAGGTGAACTATTGGGATAAGGTTAAAGGTGACGATATAGCCAACCAAGAGGTGGCGTTCTCTCTTTTCGACTTTGCCGTTAATGCAGGAGTTGCTACAAGCTCAACCCTCGCTCAGCTGGTCGTTGGTGCAGATAGGGATGGGGTTATTGGAGGTGAAACCGTTAAGGCAATCAACGATTACGACCCAGATAAATTCCTTGTATCATTTACATTGGCAAAGATCGCTAGATATGCAAGCATTGTTAAACGAAATCCTACCAGCAAGAAGTACTTTTACGGTTGGGTTTGCAGAGCATTAGGAGAGTAG